CGACTGCTACGAGGTGGCAGAGGGCGGCACGGTGCCGGAGCCGGAACCGGCAAGCACCCTGCCCACCACAGAGGAGCGGCTGGCAGCATTGGAAGCCGGGCTCATTGAGCTGGCTGCACAGGAGGTATGACATGGTACTATTTTACGTGACGCAGATCAAGCTCCACCAGTTTGACGGCACCTTTACCATTGAGGACGTTCCGACCCGCTGGCGGGCCCGCGTACAGGCCGAGTTGGACAAGGAGGCGCAGGAAAATGGCTGATAAGATCATTATGGACGTCTCCCGCTGGCAGGGCCGCATCGACTGGGACACGGTGAAGCGCAGCGGCAAAATCGACGGCGTGATGCTTAAAGCCGTGTCCACAAACCACAAGTTGAGCAAGCGCAAGGATGGGTTGTACATTGACCAGACCTTTGAGCGCAACTATGCCGAATGCAAGCGCGTTGGTCTGCCGGTTGGCGTATACTACTACACCTACGCCACCGATAAAGAGATGGCAGACGCGGAGCTTGCCTTGCTCAAGAGTGCCTTGACCGGAAAGACCTTTGAGCTGCCCATCAGCGTGGACGTGGAGGACAACAAAATCAAGAAGCTGTCCACACAGGCGCTGACCGACCTTGCCGCCTATGCGCTTGCTACGGTGGAGCGCTGGGGCTTTTATGCTCTGCTGTATGTCGGGCTAAATTTTGCGCAGACGGAGTTGTACATGGGTGGCGCGGCGCTGCGCAAGTACGATGTATGGCTGGCAAGATATCCCAGAGACAAGAGCAAGACCAAACCGGAGGACAAGCCCAAAACAGACTTTTCCTTTGGGATGTGGCAGTACACCAGCACCGCCAGCGTGCCGGGCGTGAGCGGCTCGGTAGACCTGAGCCATGCGTATAAGGACTACGCCGCCATTATTGCGAAAAAGGGGCTTGACCGGCTCCGGGAGGGCGCATGAGCGAAAAAGAAGCTTTACTGTGGGTTCTGGGCGTTCTTGGCAGCCTGTGCGCCGCTGCCATCACGATCGACAAGGTGCTGGACATCATCCATAAGTACATCAAAAAGGCAAAAGCCCCTGACGATGCGCAGAACAAACGCATTGACGCCATTGAAAAGCGACTGGCTGCGGTAGAAACCGTTTCCACACAGCACGCCGCGGCCCTTAGACGCGACATGACGCGATTTGACGGCATCGATGAAGAAATGCGTCTTGTCCTTGTTGGCGTACAGAACCTTTTGGATGCGCAACTGTCTGGCAACAACCGCGAAGGTATGCAAAAAAGCAAATCCGATATCAACAACTACCTGCTGAAAGGAGTAACAAATCATGGAAGCAATCCTTAACACCATTCTCACACCCCTGCCCGCATGGCTGGCACTTGCGCTCATCGTTGTGGGCGCTGTTTCGCTTGTGCTGGGGCTTATCCGTCTGGGCTACGGCGCAGCGGTCAAGACGCTGGTGCTTGACCTCATCGACCAAGCAGAGCGAGAAATTCAGGGCACCAAGCGAGGCGCAGAGCGCAAGGCATGGTGCGTCAAGATGCTGCGCCACTATCTGGACAACAGCCGGTGGGGCAAGCTGGTCTCGTGGGCAATCACGGAAGAGACCATGAGCAAGGTCATCCAGTTTTTCTTTGACCGCGCCCGGTCTGTGCTGCAAAAGCAGTAAGGAGGATATCATGGCAAGCACTACATACGAGCATTTTGTTGACACCAACAAAATGTACGCCATACAAGAGCAATTTCGTGACATCACGAAAATGGTCTGCGCATGTTTTCGTGAGGTCACGAAAACATACCATCTCGGCAATGTCAACAAACTGGTGACATTTTGTCACCGTTTCGCCAGCATTGGTAATATGGTGCGCAACGCCGGACAGTTGCCGCAGCCTTTCTGGCTCGGTGCTGCCTGTGGCGGCGGCTCGCATAGTCTTTCCGCCAGCGTTGCAAGGGCTTAATGCAGAACAAATAAAAGCTGTGATAAAACGTGCGCCGCTTGGGAGGTATGACCGGAAAATCGCCCGGTTGCGGTACGTTGACCAGCTATGCCAAGTTGATATTGCAGCGCGTGTGCCGTATTGTCGGACATCAATCGGCAATAGGCTGAAAATTATTGATAAAATGCTGGATGTGTGATATCATAATCTTAATTGGGTGCGATTTCTCACGAAACGCATTGAAGCGGCAGGCTTTCGGGTCTGCCGCTTTTCTTTTTGCACGAATTATGGTATAATATTTACAGACAATTCGCTTAATGAATTGCTGGTGTGGTCTGGCCTAAAGATTTCTGCCAACACAAGCGCACAGCTTACGAAATTTAGTCTCCTGCACGCCTACTCACAGTGCGTACTATGCGGGAGACGCTTTTATATGGTGATGCTTATGTGCAATACAAAAGAAGAACGATTGGCAAGAATCGCAAAATACTACACCACTTTTCACTTGTTTGGTGATTGGTACTTTGTTAAATTTTGGCCTCGGCATTGCCATAGTTGGAAGCGGTTCATTCCGTTTTACATTCCTATGCACTTAGGAGACCCAGATTGAAAGGCTCCGGCCTTTGTAGAGAGCGGCATTGCCTGTGGGCGGTTCCGCTCTTGATTTTAGACTTTGCCGTTTTGGCGGCATAAAAATCCCCTGCTTTGCCAAAGTCCTGCGTTCCGCGCGGGGTACTTTGTAGGCAAAGTGTGGGATTTTGTCTTATTTGTACTAGTTTTGTTGGAACTCTTGTCTTGCAAGTCAAAATGTGATATTTTATTTTCGCTTCCAATGTGAAGCCCTTAACAGTTAAGCGCTCATGCGGATTTTTTCGTGTGGGCGCTTTTCTTTTTTGTCCTTCGTTTGACGTTCGTTGTCTTTCGCTTTTTGTTGATGCAGTACACTGGTCACACAAGGAGGGATGCTTTATGAGTTATTATCCGACACCCGGAGCACCTTACGTTCCACAGCAGCCTGTCAATCCTTACAGTGGCATGGGCGCAGTTGGGCTTGCCACTCCCCTACCGAGCACGCAGATGCAACAGGCGCAACCGCAGCGTCCGCAGCCGATGAATGGGCAACAGCCTGTTCAGCAGTCGGCACAAGATGGCGGTTGGCTGCTCGGCAGACCCGTTTCCAGCAGGGAGGAATTTCTGGCGATACCGTCTGATCTATACGGAAGATGGACGTATTGCCCAGATTTGCGTAGTGGGGTCATCTACTGCAAACGTCTGAATCCGAACACTTGCGAATCTGACGTGTTAGAGTTTTACAGCCCGGAAGCGTGGAGGCAGATGCAAGCACAACAGGCACAGCAGACCGCCGCACCGACACAGCAGTATGTGCCTATTGAGCAGTACGACACCCTTGTCCACCGACTGGATGAACTGGAAAAATGGCAGAAAAGCTTTTCTAAGCCAGCTGCCACAGCGAAGAAAGGAGAATAAGCGATGCCCTCTCCGTTTGATATGATTACTCACAGCCCTATCATGCAGCTTGCAAATCTAGCTCGCGCCGGGCAGAACCCGATGGGTCTTATCCAGCAGCTGGGTGGGCATAGCGCCCCCATCATGCAGGGGCTGAGCTTGATTCAGGGCAAAAACGAAGCGCAGCTCAGGACGATGGCACAGAACCTCGCCAAAGAGCGCGGCATCGACCTGAACCAACTGGCAAGCGCCCTGAATTTGACGCTTCCGAAGTGAGGAGACTTTGCAATGGATGATTTTGAAAACAGCCATTCCGAAAAAGATTTTGACATCAACAATCTGTGTGGCGATGACAAAATATGGGTTCCTTTAATGCTTGGTTTTATTTTCGGTTCCGCCAGCAAAAATTGGGATGACCCAAAAGACGAAAAAGACAACCCTCCAAGCTGACTTAACAATCCTAAAATGAGCATCCCTCTAAGCGAAACGCTTCTCAGTTTTGCGGACTTGATAAAAACCGCTTTTGTTTGGCTTCGCCCATCGCATACGGCGGTGGGATAGCATAACGCAAAACTGAAAGGAGTTTTGTTATGGACGATTTTGCAACTGGCTATCTGGCTGGGCAGGACGGCGGCAATAACAACGGCGGATTCTTCGGCAACGAGGGTCTTTGGGCTGTTATTATCCTCGCTATCATCTTCGGCTGGGGCAACTACGGCAACGGGCGCAACGGCAGCGACAACGGTATGGCGAGCTACATCCCCTATCTGGTCGGCACTGGCGCAACCGGGCAGGGCGGCAACGACACCCGCGCGGCTCTGTCTGAGGGCTTTTATCAGCAGGATACCTCCCGCTCTCTGGCGGGCATCCAGAGCGGTATCTGCTCTCTGGGGTATGACCAGCTGGCGCAGATCAACGGCGTCAACACCAACATCGCGAACGGCTTTGCAGGCGTGAACAGTGCCATCTGTCAGCTTGGCTACCAGAACGCACAGCTCGTGAACGGTCTGGAACGCAGCGTGTCCAATGGTGACAACGCCATCAGCCTTGCTATCATGCAGGAAGGCAACGCACGGCAGGCGGGTCAGACCGCTATCCAGACGCAGCTTGCATCTTGCTGCTGCGAGAACAAGCAGCTCATCGGCGACCTGAAGTACACCATTGCACAGCAGGACTGCGCTACCCGTCAGGCTATCGCAGACAATGCCCGCGCCATCGTGGACAACTGCAACGCCAACTTCCGCAGCATGATGGACTACTTCACGCAGGACAAGATCGCAACTCTGACCGCTGAGAACCAGAACCTCAAGTTTGCCGCTTCTCAGGATCGTCAGAATGCGCTTCTGACCACCGTGATGTCCCAGCAGACTGATACCATCTTGAACCGGGTCAATCCTCGTCCGATTCCCGCTTATCAGGTGGCAAACCCCAACTTGGGCGTGAACTGCTGCGGCTGCTGCTAACCAACACACTCCCCGATAACACCGGGTGAACCATCGGGGCAGGGGTAAGACACCTCTGCCCCTGATTTTTTAGGAGGAAAACATTATGGCTTGCAAAACAAGCTGCCGTCTGTGCCCGCACCTCGTCATCTCGAATGCGGTGACGTTCGCCAATGACACGCTGACCATCAACATTCCTGCTGGCTCTTACCAGAACGGAGAGAAGTATTGTCTGGTCATTGCTCAGGCTTTGCCGGACACGACCACCATCAACGCCCCTGTGGTCATTACCATTGGAGCAGGTACGACCGCATACCCTCTGACCGACTGCAACTGCGCTCAGGCGACCGCCGAGAGCATCCACACCCGCACCCGTTACGCTACCTGCGTTGCAACGTCTGCGACCGGCACAGGCACGTTCAAATATCTTGGCTGCTTCTGCCGTTCCCACGCCGGAGCGCCCGCGTCTATTTCTTGAGGAGGTGTAGATTATGGGCAAGAACAATTTTCGCCGCATGATGATGCTCCGTGACCACGACAAAAACCGTGAGCCGGAACGTGACCGTCTTGAGGAAGAGCGTGACCGCAGGGAGCGTGAAATGGAACGTCGTCTGCGTAAGCTGGAAGGTGGCAACGACCGCTATCCCTACTATCTGCAGGAGGAAAACCGCTACATCGACCCCTACCCTATCCCTCGCTACCCTGACGTAGAGTATGAGCGCAAGATGCCGCAGATTGGCTTCTCGCAGAGCGGAGACTGGGACAAGCGGTCTAAGCAGTATGAGCATGGCGGTGCGGACAGCCGCTCGATCAAGATGCCACGCAAGCACCTCACCCACGATGAAGCGGAGGAATGGTGCGACAGCATGGTGAACGCTGACGGCACAAAGGGCTGTCACTGGACGCTGGAACAGACACAGGACGTTGCCAAACAGCGCAGCATCGCCTGTGACCCGAACGATTTCTGGGCTGTCATGAATATGATGTACTCCGATTATTGCCAGGTTGCAAAGCGTCAGTCCGTTGACACTCCGGGCTTCTACGCTGACATGGCAAAGGCGTTCCTTGAGGACACAGATGCCGCAGATGGCAAGGCGTATCTCTACTGGGATTGCATTGCTGATAAGTAAAACAGAACCCCTGTGCGGTCATTATGACTACACAGGGGTTTACTATTGAAAAAGCTAGGTGGGGTGACAATTCCCACATCTTCTAACAATGGGCGATAGCTGCCTGTTCTATCCTCTATCTTTATCTCAATTTATTTAATTGTATTGTAGAACTCAATCATCTTTGATAGTTTGTCTTTTTGGGTTTTATTTAATCCGTATGCGATAATTCCAATGGCTTCTTCTGATAGTCCTGTCATCTTTTCCGTTGCTCTTATACTTGCATCATACGATTTCACATCAGACAATCCAAGCAAATAATCGGTCGTCACGTCAAAATAACTCGCAATCATAGAAATGCTGATTGCATCAGGCACAGTTGACCCTGCTTGCCAGTTGCTTACAGTCTGCCGTGTCGTATCGAACGCTTCTGCCAAAGTATCAAAAGTAACATCCTTGCATTTAATCAAACCACGAAATCTTTTTGGAAACGCATCATTATAATCGAACTTCTTACTTTGTTTTGCCATGCGTCAATCTTCCAATCTTATCAGCCTAAGTCAATCTGGTCTTTCGATGCCGCAACGGACAGGTTGTAGATGTACTCCCCTGCCGTGAATCCGTGCTTGCGTGCTTCTCTCGTGACAAACGTCCGCTCGCTGTCGCTCATAAGGATTGTGATTCGTTTGCTACGCTTGCCGTCACCCTTCTGTCCTTGATGGGAAGTGTAAGGCTGAATCTCCATCGTGCGCTTTGCATCGCTGACGGACAGGTTGGTAAGAGCAATCATAATCTGCTGGTTCTGCTGAACGATTGCTTGCAGGACTTCCGTGTTTTTCATCAGCACTTGCAAGATTGCATCGTTCTGAGTATCAGGCTTGTTCTCCTGCTGGTTCATGCTATAAGAACCAGTTTTACGAAGTGTAGGGAGAACATCGTGCGTTACCCAGTGCTTAAACCGGCCAGCGGAATCCAACTTGCTTCCAAAGATAAGAGCGTACACACCAGATTCGTTTATAATCGTCAGTCCTCTGGACGGAACTTCAAAGGTCGTTGATTGCGACCTTTGAAGAATCTTGCGATCTTCTTCATCAACGTGTTTCAAAACCGCATCTTTTGGGTTCACATAACCGAGTGCGAGCGCAATATCTCTTGCAACGAACCAAATTTCGTTTTTAATTAAGATAGTACGAATCTGTCCGAACTCTTTGTTGCTGAAAACTTGAAGTTTGCTTTTGTTATCCATCATATCCTCCATATTCAACTGTTTAGCGTCTTCCATGCCAGCCTCATACGCCTTGTAAGTGATTCGAGATAACGCTTCCGCAATCTCGTAGTCGTCCTTAGTTAACGGACGGCCATTGCTGTTTTTCTTGAAGTTTTCAAGAATTTCTTCTTTTGTTGCTGGAATGTTCATTGGATTTACCACAAAATATTGTTTGTAATACAACCATGAAGATGATATAATGGATTTATCATCCATAGTTGTATGGAGTGTAATCCCTTAAACTGTCTGAGACCGCCAAGTTACGAACAGTTTAGGGGATTTTTTATTGCTCAAGTTCTTTATCTATCATCTCGTTAAGCCATTTGGTCTTTGTTTTCCCTTGTTCCTTTAACTTTGCCGTTAAAGCATCGAGCTTCTCTCTCGGAATTGGAACACTGAACTGACCGATGGTTTCACGACGCTTTCGATAATACTCTGCGCTACTTTTAGCCAACTCAATCCCTCCTTTGTTGGCTAGCAATAATAGTATAACACTTGCTAGCATGAATGTCAATAGCACGAAAACTACACGCATTTTAACGTCAATTCGTTATAAAATGCGTGTTTTTTTATTCTTGCTTCAATCCTCCAAGAAATCTTCCAGTTCAATCTTCCCCTCTGCCGCTGCAACCGCCAGAGCGTATACGAACTGTCCAATCGTCATACCGTGTCGCCTTGCTTCACGGTTGATATACTTGCGCTCTTCCTCGCTCATAAGGATGGTAATGCGCTTGGAACGCTTGCCATCTCCGCTTGCAACGCCCTGATGCGATTCCGGCATCGGGATTTTTTTCTTTGTCAAGCCAGCTTCGGCCAGTGCGCCGGGAGCATCGCCTTGTTCGATAAGACGTTGAACTTCTTTCGCCTGTTTCAGCTTCTTTGGCTTACTTTCGCTTACTACGGCATTGTTTGGCTGTGCTTTGCTGTCTTCGGCTCGCTTCGGTTTAATATTGCTTAATAGTGCTTCATTAGGCTGCTCATGGCTGTTTGTGGCTTCATTTGGCTTAATTTGTACTTGTTCGGCCTCGTTCGGCTTTTCTTGGCTTACTTCTTCTTTCTTTGGCTCACTTCGGCTTAATGTCTGTTCCGAAAAAACAGGCTGAAAATCAAACCCGCCAAGCAAGCCTGAGGATTTTTTGCTGGTTGATTTCATTCTTCTACAGCCTCCATTCGCGCTCCACAATTAGGGCAGAAATTGATTGCCCACATAAAATTTTTCCTAAACTTCGCCATGCAGTTTGAGCAACCAATACCGTCCACTTTTACTCGTACGCCGCCGTTGTCTAAGTCCATATAGCTGTAATTTGCTTGTTCCCAATGTGCAATTGGACGCACAACATTTTCAGTTTTCTTTTTAGCCATTTTTATTTTCCCTCCGCAATCATCTGCGCCAACGCCTTAAAGTCCTCTGCACTGGTGCTCTTCGCCGTGTCACCGTTAAACAGGCTGTGCCGTTCTGCCTGCGCCTTACGAACGCCCATAGACGGTCTAATCTTCACATCCAGCAGGGTTGTGCCCATGTTCTGTGCAATCACAGGAAGCTGCTCCACGACCTCTTTGGACAGGTTCTCCCTGCTTTTGTACTGGTTCAGAAGCAGACCTTCAATCTTCAAAGTCGGATTGAAGTATCTGCGAACATCGCCGATAGTCTGAGAAAGCTGGCTCAGACCAGCCAGTGCGTATCGGTCTGCTGTGATGGGCACGATGATGCTGTTGGCGGCGATCAGCGCGTTCACAAGCGCAAGACCGAGCTGCGGGGGAGTGTCCAGCACAATGTAATCATACTGACTAGACACGCTCTCAAGGGCTTCTCGCAGTCGGAAATTCTTGCCCATGTCCCGGACAAGCTGCTCGTCAATGTCCTTCAATGCGCTGTCAGACGGCAGAATGTCACCAGCTTCGCAGTGCTGGATTCCTTCTTCGACCGTGCCTTGCCGGGTCATCACGTCAAACAGGGTGCATACGTTCTCTGTCTGTGCACCGTAGGTGTCCGTTGCATTACACTGGGCATCGCAATCCACCAGCAACACCTTCTTGCCAAGCAGCTGCAACGCGCCAGCCAGACAGGTGCTTGTGGTGGTCTTTCCTGTGCCGCCCTTCTGGTTGGCGACAGCTATGATTTTTGCCATTTTATCACTCTTTCTTTTATTTTCTATGTCTGATTACTTTTGCAGTGCGTCAATCTCATAAAATGCCGGAAGATACTCTTCAATCGCGCCGTCTTTCTTCAAGCTACCAATCAGATACCGCTTCGGATGGTCAGGCCAAGGGTCACGGTTGATTGAAAGAATATCTGCACACGCGGCCTTTACAATGTCGTAGACTGCATCTCTCCGCTTTGGTAGCTTAATAGATGGATGCTCTTCCATCATCTTTACCTCAACTACCTTTGCGACTTCGATACACTCTTGAACCGACAGCGCATCGCACACAGACCAGTCGTACCCTTCGTATCCGCTTGTGCGGGGCTTTCTGGCGGCTTTTTTGATTTCCTGCTTGGAATTAGTCGTCTCACAATCAACCTCGCTAGAATCGGCATCTATGACGGGCTGCTTGGATTTGTACCCGAATCGAAACTCGACCGCTACGACCTTTCGCCCTGTGCAAATCTTCTCAAAGTCAACGACAATGTCTGAAACATTGCTGATCTCTTCCACTGCTGGTTCAAGAACTCTGCGGCGTAAAGCCCGGAAGTCGTCATAACTTGCATCGTTTGCCCCCAAGTGGTCACGCAGCTGCTTCAAACCAATCTTGTTCGATGTTAGAGAGCGATTCATCCAATCCCGAATCATGCTGTACATCAGAATAGATGCTTGCTGCTTCATCCCAATCGTATAGCGCAGACGGTATTTGACGTAGCCGCTTCTTGCAATGTCGAAAAACACAGGCCGCAAGTCAGGATTACAGTTGATTGAAACGTCATAGGACAAGGATTCTCGATTGAACTTGACCTCTGCCTTTGTGAACAGCGGATACATCACATATTCTGTTCCATCTGCATTCAGCGGGACTGAAACCACGTTGCCCAAAAAGTGCTTAACCTGCGACTTCAAGTTCTTTGAATTTAGCTTCAAATCCAGCAGCTTGCAATATTCAGCCAGCGTAAACGACACGTTAGAGCTTTCGGGGTCTCTCGGATTGATACGGCTCAGATAGACCTCAAGCAGCCGAAGCTCGCCTGCTGTGTAGTCCGTAAACTTCGCCCAAACCAATGCCTTGCTCTTTTCGACAAGGTTGTTCCCTGTCAATTCTGGCATTGCATCACCTCATTTCTTCCACCCTATTATATCATTGTATCGTGTACACGTCAATGATTTTGTACACAATTATTTTTCAACAATCGACTTCCACATTCTGTACACGATACTCCACTTTTTGTACACGATACACTCCACTTTATGTACACAATGCTCCACTTTATGTACACAATGCTCCACTTTTTGTACACGTTCTTACTATATATATAAACAAGAAATAAACAAGAGATAAATAATCATCATCAAATAGTGACGACGATACATTTTCAACAATTTCTTCTCTTTAATGGGAAGATTGTGGAAAACGACAACTTCTTTTGCTGAATAAGAAACGTCCATCAAGCCCTATAATCTACCTGACGGTTCTATCGTGTACAGAAAATGGAGTGCAATCACACCAATAGGGGACGAATTGACAAGTCACGCTCTGATGAACGAAAATTTCACGCAAACTCGTTAATTACATCCTTGAAAATCTGCCATTTACGAGCCTATGGGGGACAAAATGACAACCCAAAGCCATATTTATAACAGGCCTATTGTGTACATAAAGTGGAGCACGTCCCCCTATATACCGTAAAAACTTCGATAATTCGACAATCAGCCGCTTATATTATTTGGATTCACGGTATAGGAATCGTTGGACTTCATGGCAGCTTCCGTTCCAGCATCTTGTGCCTGATATAGAATCTCCATCTTTGGGGCGGTTCCGTTCGGGTCTGGATCTGTTCCAGTAGCCTGCGCCATCTCATAGCTACCAGACACCATCCGGCAAACAGCGACCCTGTCCTTCAACGGCGTGTGGAGGTTTGCCAGAATCTCCGTCAGCACGCCGATATGGTCTGAACCGTGATCTCCGTACCGGATGTACAGCAAGGCATCTATCTCATAGGAGGAGCACTCCATCATAGCATCTATGAGAATCTGACGTTTTCTCATATCGGAAAGGTCATCCTCAAGGTGCTCAAGGAGCCCCGGATGAATGCAAGCGTCTATGTATCGAGCCGCCGATACGCCGCAGCAGGTGAACCAGCGCATAGCCATCGGAAGGGAGATGGCTGCCAGACCTTGCTCCCAGTTGGCGACCGTGCCACGATTTACGCCCATTCGTGCCGCCAACTTCTGCTGGCTCAAGCCGGAACGCATTCGAGCTATCTCTAATGCTTTGGCTGTTCTTACCAAATATTCGTCCATAAATTCTCACCCTTTCAACAAAATCCGGCAAAACTGCTGGATTCGACAAGCCAAAAAATGGAAAAAGCTGCTATGGAGAACCAACAGCAGCCTGTGTTATAACTGTACCATCGAAAAAACAATCAAAACAGGAAGTAACAATATGATTATCATCGACGGAATGCCCGCATCTGAACCGAACGAAAACAAAACGCCGAAACCGTGGGAGGGTTAGTGTATGAACCAGATTGACACCATGCTCATTCCCTATGCCCGCCAGACCGCTTTAAAACTGGTCTACAACCTTGCAAACAACAATGCAGATAAGTTTGCTTATGAAGAAGCAAAAAACGTTCTGGAACGTGCCGTAGCCGCCTTAGACGATGGACGCGACCCGGCAGACAACATCGAACGCATTGACGGACAGCTCGTAGAGCTGTGATTGGAGGAAAGATGGATAGGCGCTGCCCCTTTTGATTTGAACACTCGCGGCTTCCCCGATGTGAAGTAATGGATGTGAAGAAAATGTTCGATTTTTACGAAGTTGTTCAAAATACATTGACTTGACAACTAGAAGGTGTATAATCGTATCAAATGAACATCTGCACTTACCGATCGGGAGGATATGCCACAATGAGTGAACAGGAAAGAGCCAAGATTGACCGATTTATTGCATGGCTGCTGGAACACCCGGAAAAGATTCCGGCAGCAGAGCAAGCCCTAGACCTAGAGTAACAGAAAATCCCTTGCGCAGAGCTATACCAGCCCGGCACAAGGGATTCTTTTATTTTACCGGGCATGACCGTTACATCTTTTCGATCAGGTTCATCAGCGCCTCACGCTGTTCCTTCGGCATGGATTCAAGTTTTCTTCTAATCCGCTCCAATGCTGCATCGGCTTCACTTTGCGGCTGCTGGGGCGGGTTTTCTTTTTGGTTGCCAGTAAGAAGATAGTCAACCGTAACATCGAAATACTGTGCTAGCTTAACGGCATTTTGATTGGTTGGATTTGCATCGTTTCCTGCATTTGCTTCGGTTCTCCAATAGCTATAAGCAGATTTCGGAACGCCAGCTTCAGTCAAAGCACGAGACGGCTTTACTCCCTTTTGTTCGCATAGCCTTACGAAATTGTCAAAAAACACAAAACATACCTCCAGTGTTTGTACAAGATGACAAAGTTCTACCACTTGAACAAAAACACTTGAAAAGTTCTACTACTTGTGCTTTAATAAGGCTACCGGGTTCAATCGGTAGAACAAATTAAAGACTTTGAACAAATAGAAGAACGTTCGATAATGTTTTTGCTTGACACCATAATATTATCATATTCTTTCAAAAAGTTCAAGTACTAGAACAAGAAAGGAGAAAAAATTTGCTTCCTAAGTGGACAGGCGATGTTGTGGGAACGCTTCACGTTAACAGCATCGAAATCAGAGAGCTTGCTGCAAAAATGGGATGCGCACCGGAATACTTGGGAAAAATCCTGAACGGTAAGCGTGAACCTAAAAATGCGGAAGCTAAAGTGAAAGAAGCTCTGGAAGAGCTGCTGAATGAAAGAGAGGGAAAATGAACGACATTATCTTATCCATGCGAAATGGCAAGCCTGTGGTTTCAAGCCGTCAGATTGCAGAGAACTTCGATAAGAACCACCGTGACGTTCTCAGGGCGGTGGACAACCTAAAAGAAGATGTGCGCAATTTTGCGCAGATGTTTTTTGAAAGCACCGAAGCGGACAGCTACGGCAGGGAACAGAGGGTTTATCTCATGAACCGTGATGGCTTCACCCTGTTGGCTATGGGCTTTACCGGAAAGGCTGCTCTCGAATGGAAACTGAAGTACATTGCAGCGTTCAACGAAATGGAAAAGAAGCTGGCCGAAAAGCCGCAACTTACCCGGTCGCAGCTTCTCGCAACTGCACTGATCGCAGCGCATGAGGAGCTGGAAGAGAAAGACAAGCAGATTGAAACCATGAAGCCGAAAGCACTGTTTGCTGACGCTGTGAGCGCTAGCAAAAAGAGCATTTTGGTTGGCGAAATGGCGAAGCTGCTGTCTCAGAACGGCATTAACATCGGTCAGAACCGTTTGTTCGACTGGCTACGCCGGAACGGCTATCTCATCAAAGACCCGAAACGTAGCGATTACAACTTGCCGACGCAGCGGAGTATGGAGATGGGGCTGTTTGAAATCAAAGAGACCACGATTCAACACAGCGACCACATTTCCATTAACCGCACTCCTAAGATTTCCGGTCGCGGCCAAGTCTACTTTGTAAATCTCTTCTTGAAAGCAAAGAAAAACCAGAAAGCGGAGGGGTAAACATGGAACAGATTATCACCTTAAAGGTAGACCTTGAATACCCGGACGAAGCGCACCACGCCATTGACGAGGCGGTCGAGGCCTACGAAGCGGACAAGCTCAAGTGGACGGAAGCAGAGCTCGCCAACGCGGAACTTACGGCAATGCGTATTATGAACCGGCTGTGTTTGGATGGGTATAGCATCGAATGGTGCAAAGCCACGGAAGCGTATGACTACAAGGCGGTTTCTGTTTGGCTTAGTAAACCGGATAATGAAAGCTTTAAGAGAAATGCAACGTGCTGTATCCATTCTACTTATTTTGATATTTGGGTTGCCAAGTGTGTCTGCCTATGCCGAGCTACCGGCAGGGACGTGCCCGCCTTCATCACCAAAAAGGCTGGTGAGTGTTGGTGACGTACTTTTACAAAGCACCAAGCCGGAAGCGCAGGTTGAAGCTTGCAATGGCAGCGGGCGTGTCCCGGAACGAAGCCAACAAGGTGCTGTGGATGGAAAAGATGCTGAACCAGTGTTTTGAACGGCGCAATCGGGAAGCCAGAGAGAAAGACGGTGAACGCGATGAATAAATTCTGCGTTCGCTGTGGAGCGCTTCTTGAATCTCCGAACGCAAACCAGAAGTATTGTGCCGTTTGTGCACACAACGTCCAGCTTGAGCAGCAAGCGAAATGGAGACGTCGGAAGGGCAAACCCGAACGAGTGATGGGACTCTGCGCGTGGTGCGGTAAGGCGATGGTAAAGAAAACACCGGAGCAGAAATATCACAAAGATTGTGCCAGAAAGGCCGAAAGGTCATGCGCACCGTCTGGATATCAATTCAAGCTGCCAGAAAGGCAAAAACCGGCTCCGCCTAGATACAGCATCAAGCAAATAAACGACAAGGCAAAGTCACTCGGAATGAACTACGGGCATTACAGTATGTTGCTTAGTCAGGGGAAGGTGGAGCCGCCCGATGAACGGTAAATACTACGGTCAGCGTGAAATCCGCTGGCACAGCCGGGAGAAGAAACGGCTGGAACGCATCAACAAACGAAAGGAGAAAGATGAAAGCACTCGTGGAAATCGTCCTGATTTGGGGCATTGTCTTAGCATTGATTCTCGCAGCGTTTCTGCTGAACTTCTGGCTTGTGCATCACATCGAGATTTTGGTCGGAGCTAAGGCGACATGGTACATCATTGGCGTTAGCGCTCTGATGGCAACCATTTGGATTTTCGGTGTTGGTAAAAAGGCATGACGCTGGAAGATGCAATGAGGGTCAGGTACTTTAACATCAACGACCTTAGCCGTAGATCGGGAGTATCAAGGCCGACGATTTACAGCATCTTGGGCAAGCGAAAGAAGCAGAAAAGTTCCGTTCGGGTCGATACGCTTCTAAAAATCGCAAAGGCGTTGAATGCAAAAATAGTCATCAACGAGAAAAAGACGAACGGATTCGACATTATTTTGAAAGAGGTGAAGAGAGATGAAAACAGTTAAAGGCACGGTGCTGTGCTGTATGAGCATTTCGCTTGCTATCGTAGCTCTTGGGTGCGGGAACGCCATTGAGAACGCGACGGACGGATGGGAGATGCTTGGATACACGTTCCTTGCTCTGGCTGTATTTCTTGTGGCTTTGATTTTAGCCGCAATTGGCGTAAGCGCCGAAAACGAGCGCATGGAGCAAGAGAGCCGGAAAATCAAGCGCATCCCGTATCACACAAACGAGTGGAGGGATGCCAAGTGAAGTGCCCGACGTGCGGAAGCGAGAAAATCAAAATCTATCGCAGCACATCATGCGAAGACAACATCATCCGACGGAGGCTCTGCGAAAACTGCGGCCATGCGTGGAATACAGTCGAAATCGACCTAGACCAGTGGAACTCCGTAACGAGGAGCTTCAGCAAGATGAAATATGTCATATCTCAGTTGGAAGCCCTTGTGGAAGAGATGAAGGCAAAAATCCTGAAACTTGGAGGTACGGTATGAACGAGATGTACGATTGCTCCGGCTGTTTTGATCGGTTCGGTGGCGTGGTTGAGCCGCCAGATGACTACTACTTTGCACCCAGAGCGGACGAAGAACCTGAATGGCAGCGGCCAGACGAAGTGGATTCTGTGTGCTGGGGAGATTGATTTTGTACAGCCAAGTTAAGCCAAAGTAAGAACAATGAAGCCTAATGAAGCCGAAGAAAGGAAACGTATGGACAACAGCAAAATCCATGAAGCTCTGATGGCTGTTCAGTCAGAGCTAAAAGCCCCGAAGGGGCAGATGAACAAATTTGGCGGTTATAAGTACCGCTCGTGTGAGGACATCCTTGAAGCGGTCAAGCCCATCTTGAAAGCGCATAGCCTTGTGTTGCGGCTTTCCGACAAGCCGGTTATCGTTGATAGCTGGCATTATATCGAAGCCACTGCAACAGTTGAATCGCAGGATGGTGCCACCTACACGGTGACTGCATACGCTCGTGAGCCTGAGTTTAAGAAGGGCATGGACGATTCGCAGATTACCGGCACTGCAAGCAGCTACGCTAGAAAGTACGCTTTGAACGGTCTGTTCTGCATTGACGATACGAAAGACGCTGACACGGACGAGTACCAGAAGCAAACCACAAGCAGGGCAAACAAGCCTGCGCAGAAGCAAACGGAAATGGAAACAATCCCCCCATGCGCTTGCTGCGGAAAGCAGTTGCAGTCTATTCAGTACAACAACCGCACCGTATCGCCGATGGAAACCGCAAGAAGCACGAAGAAACGCTTTGGGCGCGTCCTGTGTTGGGACTGTGCTCAGAAACAGCCGAAGGAGGGCTAAACAATGCTCAACTCTATCGCAATTCAGGGGCGTCTGGTTCACACACCCGAAGCTAAGGTCACGAAGTCTGGCAAGGATGTTTGTACGTTCAGCATTGCTTGCGACCGTCAGAGCGGCGGTCAGAAGGAAACCGACTTCTTCAACTGCACCACATTTGGCAACACGGCACTGTTCGTTTCCAAGTGGTTCCAGAAGGGCAGTCTGATTCTGGTGACTGGTAGCATCCAGACCCGGAAGTATATCGACAAGCAGGGGAACAACCGTACCGTTACAGAAATCATGGCAAACAAGGTTGACTTCTGCGGTGGCAAGTCTGACAGCAAGCCATCCGATCGGGTGCAGGATGCACCGCAAAACTACTCTCAGGGCAACACGGATGACTTCTCTGTGATTGACGATTCATCGGATTTGCCCTTTTAGGACATAAACCCTGATCGCCTACCTTATATAAGAGCTGCGCTATCTGGCTGGACGGGCGTTTGGAAAGATGATTACCTGTTGTCTCAACTGTACATCACGCCACCAAGCCTGCCACGACACCTGCGAGAAGTATAAAGCGGAGAAGAAAGACCTTGAAGAGCGCAAGGCGTTCGTGCATGAGTTAAACTATAGCCAGAGCGTGTACCACCGCGATTATGAGGACAAGCACCGGGAACGTGGCAAGAAGCGGTTTCTCGGAAGTGAATTTAGAGGTGAACGAGGATGAGAAACCCATCAAAGAAAACGATGAAGCACATCGCTTCTGTTTTGAACAGCCATTGCAGATTTGATTCAAATAAACAGATTTTGGTTCCGTTTGAAAGTAGCCCGCTTTCTTGCATTTGGTATGGGTTCAAACCACATAGCGGTAAGAAGATGGTCGGCTATATCCTGAAAGACGGTTACAAGTATCCGTGCGAAAAATCTATTATCCGAAACGGATTGATGGTGGAAATCAAATACCCGGAACAGATTTTTGCTCCCAGAGCATCATCCCTTGAGCTAGCAAAACAGATGACAGAAAGAATGATTAAGAGAGGAATGCTTTATGTTTACCCATACACATGGAGAAGAAAACGATGGACGGGTTGATTTATGAACACCGGCAAGCAGTTTGAAGCAGACTTCAAGGCATCTGTCCCGTCCGATGCGTGGTGTTACCGCCTGAAAGACAGTGCTTCCACCTACTACGGCGGCAACGAGAACCTGTCCTTTTCCATCGACAACATCTGCGACTTCCTTGTGTACCGTTACCCGATGAACCACCTGTTTGAGCTGAAAACCATCGAAACGCCCTCCATCCCTTTGGAAAAGGTGTTCGGCAAGTACGACAAGGCAAAGCGCAAGTACCGCAAGGAAAAGCACATCACAGACATGGTGGATGCGATGGGGTACGGCGGTCAGACCGCCCATGTGATAGTAAATTACAGGGCGGTCGACCGCACCTTTGCAATCCCTGCTAGCAAGGTTCTGGCGTTCCGTTACAACGAGAGCCGCAAGAGCATCCCTTGGCAGTGGGCAGAGCAAGAGGGGATAGAGATCAAGGCAAAAAGGCTACGTGTCCATTGGCGATATGACGTGGATAGGCTGCTAAAGAGATTGGAGAAAGAAAATGGCAATGGTATTTAAGTGCGACCGATGCGGTGAAATCTATAACTATACACCTCCTGATGTGAATGGAAATCGCAAATCAAATGCGGTGATTTTTATTGATAACACTCCATCTGGTGAACAATGGAGATGCGATGACCAAGTAGAGGCGATTCAACTTTGCCCGTCCTGTATGAAGCAACTGAACGACTGGCTAACACCTGATGAACAGAAGCCCGACACTGGAAACAAAAACAAGTGGAACAGCATGAATGTTCAACCGCAATGCGGTGAAGCTGTCGAAATAAAGTTTGAAAACGGCGACCTTGACCTTGCATATCGCAAGTACGCAGACAAGCGTTGGTTTCAAAGTAGTGGAGAATGGGTTGCAAGCGATTCCAAAATCGTTGCATGGCGATACCTTTATTGAAAGGAGAAATAAGATGAGTAAGCGCAGAAACCGCCCCTCGTCTGGCAAACAAGCAATGTCAGCCAACCTCCGCAAAATCGCACGGCAGAATCAGTTGTACGGATTCCGCATGGCTCTGGATGGCATCGCCTCCACATGGGGCGCACTGATTCAAAACCTTCGGTGCGATGCAGACCTGACCGATGAACAGGTGCAGAAAATCATCCGCATTGGTGACAGATACTGGGAGATGGTCGGCAAGTTCAAAGAAGAGGACATGACCCCTGACGAGTTTGCAGATTACATCACTGCAAAGTCGGAGCAGGTCGAAAAAGAGCTGAGAGAAAGGTGGAGCTGATGGATAAGGAACAGCTTGCTATTGCACGGTTGCAGGACGCTGCGCGGCTATCCGAGCATCGGTACAAGAAACCGCTCATGGTCACATACTCTGGCGGTAAAGATTCACAGGTGCTTGTGGCTCTGGCTGAACGTGCAGGAATCAACTTCGAGGTGGTCAACAGCCATACCACAGCAGATGCGCCGGAAACAGTCTATTTCATCCGTGAGCAGTTTAAGGCGATGGAAGAGCGTGGAATCAAATGCTCCATCGTCATGCCACGCTACAAGGACAAGCCTGTGTCCATGTGGACGCTGATTCCGCAAATCATGGTTCCACCAACGAGGCTTATGCGTTACTGTTGTTCTGTGTTGAAAGAAACATCTGGTAAAAATCGCTTTATTGCAACTGGCGTTCGTTGGGCTGAGTCGACATCGAGAAAAAACAATCGTGGAATTATGGAGTTTAACCATCGTAACAAAGAAAAAAGAATTACGATGATGGGCGACAACGATGAAAAACGACAACTGTTCGAAACCTGCAACCTTAAGGGCAAGATGACCGTCAATCCGATCGTGGACTGGTCTGACGATGATGTGTGGGACTACACGCACAGCGAGCACCTGCCCATCAATCCGCTGTATTGCGAAGGGCAAAAACGTGTTGGCTGCATCGGCTGTCCTATTGCTGGTAGGGGGGCAGACAACGTGAGTTTATGCACTGGCCTGCCTACGAGAAAATGTACATCTCGGCGTTTGAACGAATGCTCGATGCCCGAAAAGCAAAAGGTTTGCCGTGCGACTGGCAGACCGGCATGGACGTTTTTCGCTGGTGGATGGAAGATGACAACATCAGCGGTCAGTTGAGCATGGACGATTTTATGGAGGATAACAATGTTTGAATTTGCAACTCGCTGGCTGGTCTGCCTAGTCCTGCTGGCGATGGTAGTTCAGTCCGAACGGACAATCAAAAACATGGCAGACAACCTGTTTGAAGAACGTCAAGCAATGCTCGTCTGGCTGTTCGTCAACGTGTGTCTGGTCGTTTGCACGGCTGTTGTGATGGGGTGGAAATGATGGACAACGAACTTTACTGCCCGATGAAGATGACCAGCAATCCGCTTGGGCGATGCGTATGCGAGAAAGAAAAGTGTGCATGGTGGCGGCAGTTGGATAGTTGCTGTGCAGTCTGGCAGATTGCATGGAAGCTGGATGGCATCGAAACGAAGATGAAGAGGTGAGAGTGTGAAAAAGCGGATTTACCTTGTTCTCGAAACCGAAGCGGACGAGGATGACAAGAGCATCCGTAGCGATATTGAGCAAGAACTTGGGATGGCTACACATTATTTTGAAACCTACTCTTATAGCGAAATTGGGTTTGAGGGCTTGTGGAGAAGCACATTCGAACAACCACCTAAGAAAGAAGATGCAGATGAAAACGGCTATGTGATGGCGATTGCTGGGCCGATCACAAAGTCCGATTGCGTAGGTTATCCATATAAGTGGTTGTGGAATGGCGTTGCAAAGCATCCATACGCATACCCTGTTTGGAAACCCATCAAGGAGGTCTGATACATGGAAACACCACCGAAGCGTGGTCGTGGCAGACCGCCGCTGACCGAAGCTGAAAAGAAAAAGCGTGAGAAGCGAGCGCAAAAGGCGAAAGAGGAAGCCGCTGCGAAGCGTGAGAAAGAGCGAGAGAAAAAGAAACAACAGATGCTTAACAAGCGGAAATCTATCCGTTCACAGGTGAGTAAAAAGGTGAAAGAACAACAGGAGTTAGCAATCACGAGGTCTAAGATGCTAAATACAGGCGATTTGCAGTCGAGAATCGGTGATGAAGAGGACAAAAAAATCATTGGCATGATTGCAGCCAAGTATTTTGGCGACCTTCCGAGCGTGGACATGAACAACCCGATTGAAGTGCAGCAGCGCCTTGACTTCTTCTTTGACGCTTGTATCGAAGCCAGAATCTCCCCTGTGGTGGAATGGATTGCACTGGTGCTGGGCATCGAATGGGTGAGCCTGAAGCAGATTATGGCTGGCAAACGCCGTGACGACAGCTTGCAGCAGAAGTACATCTTGAAGCTGATTCTGCAAATGCAATCCATGTGGGCATACAACGGTATGTACGGTCAGGAGAACCCGGCAGAGTGGATTTTCCGAGCTAAGAACTACTTTGGTATGCGTGACAACGTGGAAGTCACCGTTGCACCGCCTGAACAGCCGTTGGGTGATGCCCAGAGCGCAGAGCAGTTGGCGCAGAAATACCAGACGGCTTTGCCTAAAGGGATTGACGTGGAGTACAAAGAAGTGGCAGAAGAGGTGGTCGAACATGACTAACGGCGATTTTATCCGCTCCATGACGGACGAAGATATTACAGAAAACTTTACGCGGGGCATCTGCGAGCTTATCAAGCATCGTGACCCGGAGCGTTGCCAGAACCGTGAGCATTGTTTTCATTGCGTCAAGGACTGGCTGAAAGAGAAAAACAAAATCATGGTGAGGGCTGACAAATGGGAACTTTGATTGACTTTTCCGACCAATGCTTACGCATGTTCCTGCCTGTCCTCTTGCAAGACCACACGACAGGAAAGAACATCATCTGGGCGACAGACCCACCGCCTGAATTGGGCGTGGGCTTTGCAGATGAAATCACACTGGAACAGCTGGACAAAGTTCAGCTTGTCCCTCGTGTGCAGAAACGGCTGGCAGACCAGAAGAAGCGCACCAGCAAGAAAGCAGAGGTGTTTACGCCGACTTGGGTTTGCAAGAAGATGGCAGACGTTGCAGAGAAGGACTTGGAGGGCGAGGACTGGAAGGAGTACATCAACAAGACTTGCCTTGAAGTAACCTGTGGAGAAGCACCGTTCCTGACAAGTCGATACGATACCACCACAGGGCAGATGATTGCCGTGCCGGACAGAATCGGTCTGCTGGATAGGAAGCTAAATGTTCTTGCGGAGCAGTTCCATGACTACGATATGTGGATGTGCTGGGCAATTAACGCCTACGCATCGACATACGGCTATGAGTGGCAGGGAGACAATCTCTTGCTGGCAAGGTGCAACCTATTCCTGACGCTAATCGAAAATTTTAGGTATCGGTTTGAGGCTGAAAAGCTGGAAATCGGCTTCATGCCCATTTTTCTTGACTGCATTGCAGACACCATCTCATGGAACGTCTGGCAGATGGATGGGCTGAAAAAGACCGTACCCGGCACGGATATTCCGTGCAAAATCAAAGACTGGAAAGCCTACAAAGAAATCCTGTTTAAGGACGTTGGGGAGGACGACTAATGCAAACTGACAGAGGAATCTACCATAAGCGAGTATGTGACCGCTGCGGAGCAGTTCTTGGCGGCAGGATGATGAACCCTGACGAATACTTCAAGGACTGGGCATGGCGCAGGGACACAGGCGACCTGTGCCCGGAGTGCTATGAGGAGTATAAGCGAGTGATCGGGCGGTTCAACAGGGGAAAGAGAGGGAAAAGATAATGGATGTTTACTGCACCACCGAACATTGCTCTTGCATGGGCATCAAGCAGTTCTCCGCTGGTAAGGCTATCCGATGCACAGCAGAATCCTGTGAGAACAAATCTGAGCCGTCCTGTGGCTCTTGCAAATGGTACGCAGAGCCGGAGGGCGTGTGCGTGAATGACCAGTCAGAATACGTTGCAGACTTCGTGTGGGACGAATGTGGATGCAAGGAATGGGAGAAAAGAGAAAATGACAGCTAAAGATACGATCATCATATTTGTTTTTGGGTCAATTATAACATTATTCGTTTGAGCCTTTATTGCGGTTCTTGAAATGTTTCTTTGGGATATGACCGATAGCATTTCACTTGAATGGTCATGGAAGCATCCAGAACGCTCAACAATTATTCATGCGATAATGGTGGTGACTATCAACGCCGTTACTTTTTGCGGTGGATTTTTGGCTGTATGGCTGGCGAAAGGATGAGGAAATGAGCTATGATATTTCGCTGTGCGACCCCGTAACGCATGAAACGCTTGAAGTGGATGATACGCACTTTGTTGCTGGCGGTACTCGTTCCATTGGAGGAACAAAGGAACTTTGACTTAATATCACCTATAATTATGGAAACTACTTTCGTCGTGATGATGTGTTGGGTAGAAAGGGCATCCGCTCCATTTACGGCAAAACAGGCGCAGAGAGCATCCCAATGCTTGAAAAGGCTATTTCTGCACTAGGTGACGATGTAGACGATAGCGACTACTGGAACGCCACAGAGGGCAATGCCAAACGCGCCTTGTATGGTCTGCTGGCGTTTGCAAAGATGCGTCCTGATGGCGTGTGGGATGGAGATTGAAGGGAGAAAGAAAAATGTCTTTGTTTGAAATTGTACTCGGTTTTGTTTTGACGACAATGATTGGTTTTGTGTTCGTTTCCCCGATTTATTTGCTCGAAAAATATATAGTTTTTAGCACTTTGGACAAATACATAGACAACGTAATCTTGAAAGCCATTGCGGTTGTAGCAGTCAATGTTCTTTTCTTTCTCGTTGGGTTTGCGATCATCTTTAGCGTTTACGGTTATAAGTGTTGATAACACGATTTGAAGAAAGGACGGGCAATGGAAACCAGACCGATTGATGCAAATGCACTCAAATTTTATTTTTCTGATAGGCAGATGGAGTATGCAAGCGTGGATGAAGCTGATTACACATTTAACGCCTTAATGTTCGATGTGCTCGGAGACGTAATAACAGCTATTGAAAATGCGCCAACAATCGAGGTGAAAGACAATGGCTAATTATCCAGAATACCTTGAACGAAACGCACTTATTGAAAGAATCGAGAAAGCTTATTGCGATGGCTGTGAGAACTACAACGGCGTTAGATGCAGTGCTTGCGGTATTGGCGATGCCATTGAAGTAGTGGAGGATGAACCGACAGCACTGGAAAGAACTGCTGAATGGATTGTACAGGACGATACATTTACAAGGTTCGAGTGTAGCAGATGCCACACAAAAAATCATCATACACGTTGGAACTACTGCCCGAACTGCGGTTCTTTGATGGAGAACAAGTTATGAGTAACACACTTTGGCATCCAGCCAGCGAACCGCCACGAGAGCGAACGCAGCCTTTGTTGCTTGCGACTAAGACAATGTGGCGTGATAAAGATGGAAAAATGTTGCAAGGAATCTCGCCAACAGCGTACTTTCTCGGCTGTTACGCAGACGGTCAGTTCTGGGACGAGATAGGCGAGAGACTGCCGGATAACGTGACGGTCACACATTGGATGCGCATTTATGAGCCGGAGGGTTGACAGATATGAGACCGATTGATGCAGATGCGCTGCGCCAGAAGATTGAAAAATGCGCTTTGGACGCAGACAGAGCTAGTTCGTTTTCGAATCCCGATGGAGGAGCTTTCTATGATGAGGTGCTGGATGCTATTGATGCAACACCGACTATTGACCCGAACATTCAGTGTCCTGTGACGCATTGAATGACGTTTCCGATGTTATGAGGTGATGGGCATGGACAAGTATGTATGGCATTCCGTGCGGGATGAGTTGCCGCCGTCAGATGCTCCGATGCTGATTCTGATGGTAAAACACATTTACCAAAACGAAAACGACTATGAGCGGTACATGAGACTTGGATTCTATGCGCCTGCATTCGGAAAACGGGCATGGAGAGACGAGTTTAACGACCCATTGGAACACGGCGATTGGTACATTGTAACGCACTGGACGTATGCGCCAGAAGAGCCAAAGGAGGATTAAAATGGATGGGTTTGAAGCGTTAACAGAAGCGATGACCCAATGTGCTGCATCACTTGAACAGCTTGCAAATGCTATCAGACAGTCCGAAACGCAGTGTGGTTATATCAAGCAGAAGCACAACCGACCTGTATACCGTAAAGGCGCAAAGATACATGAAGGTTGCAAACGAATTGTGAGAACGAGAGAGGGATTTAGAAAGTGAAAAAGCTTAAATTTCCTGAGGATTTCTTTGCATACGAAAACCCGGACTGCCCCGATAAGGATATTGAAAAAGCCGTGAACAGGATGAAGAACTGGATGAAAGGCGAGACCTACAAGAGCAACCCTTGGTTCTTTATGGCTCCTAGCAACTATCTGATTATCGGTCTGATCGCTGAGGATGGGCAGAAAACAATCTACGTTGCACGGCAGTATTATGAGATAGTCAACATTCCGGGCGAAGGATGGCTGCGTGAACCTGACGCTGAGTGCCTGTTTTAATGGGGGATAGGTATGGACAAAAAACGAGACAGCTTTACATTTCAGCGATACTACTTTGAAGCCATCTCCACACTCAAAAGTAAAGAGAAATTGGAACTTTACGATGCAATCTGTGCATATGTTTTTGAAGAAAAAGACGCAACTTTGAACTCAAAAAAAGCAGAATCTTGTTTCATTTTGATTAAGCATCTGCTTGATGAAGAGCGTAAAAGAAGCGATATTGCGTCAAAAGGATGGTCTACACGAAAGTCAGCTCATTCTCATATCATAAATGAGATGAAGGTCAGCTCATATATGAGCTCAAAGTCAGATGACAATGAACCCATTGTATCAACTGACAGTCATGTGAACGTCAAGACCTTGCCGGAGAGCGCAGTCAAGAAGAAACCTGACATCTTCTCCGACTTTGCTCATGGCGATAAAGCCCTGTTGGAATCCCTGCGAGAGTTCGCACAGATGCGTACAAGAATCAAGAAGCCTATGACAGACCGGGCAAAACAGATGCTCTGCAACAAGCTGGAAAAGTTTGATCGGCATGACTGGAAAGCCATTCTCGACCAGAGCATCTATGCCGGATGGCAGGACATTTACGCATTGAAACAGGATGACCAGTACGAGCAAAGTACGGAGATGGAGTTTCCTAGACTATGACAATAGACGTTCAAACGGTATTTATCGGCGGTCTAACGCTGTGCAAGAGAGATGTTGCAACTGAAGTCATGGTTGAAGTTGATGATTCTGACTTCGAAACAAAAGAGCTGCAAGAGGCTTTCAATGCCATTAAGGGCTATTGGGAACTTCGTGGGTATGTAGACGTTGTAGACCTCAGAGAAACGCACAAGAACGTTGCAGATTTGATTGTGGAGTGCAGCAAAGCGTGTGAAGCTGAGTGCGTTGTCCTTAGTCGTGAACGCATGGGAGAATGGGCTAAGCGGATAAAGGAAAATGCTGCGTTAAGGCGTTTCCAGTCGCTTGCAGTTGAATCCACCAGCGCATTGACGACTTATGAGGACTTGTCTGAAATCTATCAGCAGATGGGCGAAGCAATGAGCCTGAAAGCTGAGGAAGAAGATGCGTGGACGTACGAAGACGTATTGAACGACTATGTGCTTCACATGGACGAGAAGCCTGTGTATATCAAGACAGGCCTAGAACGTTTGGATGAAGCGCTGCACATCTCCCCGGGTGATTTTATCATTATCGGCGGCAGACCGTCTGCGGGCAAGACAGCCTTGTCCTTGCAAATAGCAGCAAGCATGGCAAAGCAAAACTACATCGTGTACTATTTCAGCTTGGAAACCAGCAAACGCAAGCTGGGCGCACGTCTGATGGCTAATCAAATATACTGCCCTCTGGACACGGTGAAAAACAAGGCGGTCAGCTTGAATGAGATTGACGGGCAGGCAAAGAACATGAAAATGCCCTTATATATCCGTTCCGCTGCCGGAAAGAACGTGGCGTGGATGAAGGCTCAGGCTCTGCGTAAAAAGGCTCAAATCATCTTCGTAGACTATCTTCAACTCATCCACGAAACAAGCGCAAAGGACAGATATGCTGCCATTACAGCCATATCCATTGCCTTACACGAGCTGGCGCAGACCACAGGCATTGTCGTGGTGGCACTGGCACAGCTTAATCGAAACCCATCTAAGCCCGGAGCAACGCCTACTAACTCCGACTTGCGAGAGAGCGGACAGATTGAACAGGACGCAGATGCGATCATCCTTCTGTCCGGCGACAACCCCGACAAGTACCTGTTCCGGCTAAGCAAGAACAAGGAAGGCGAGATCGGCGACCTTCCCATTACGTTTAACAAGCAAATTCAACGGTTCCAAGAGTACACTTGGATGGATTGAAAGGAGAACAAAAAGATGACGCAGAATCGATACAAAAAACTGTTAATGTCCATTGGCCTGCAACGCAATGAAGCTGATTTTGCCGTAAGACTTTTTATCGGGACTCATCGGGGCGATGAAAGACGCCATGCAAACATCTTCCAGACGTACGATGGGCTTTGGGAGACATTTCAGTGGGTTATGAGAACACCTGTTGACCAGCTTCCGAAAATCACTCTGGTTGAAGAATGAGCGCAATACAACGAACCGCCAAGAGCTGTTCTGTCAACTTATGACAGGATGGCTTTTTCTTGTTTCGCTTAAACACCGAGAGAAAGCCTGTTTTAAGGCGTTTTGTGTGTTAGACGATAACTTTATCGACTTCATCACAAAAACGCGCCACAGGCGCTCGTAGGCGGCTCTCCGTTGATGCTGATGGCATATCTTGAACTAGGCTATGCAATCAGAACGATGTAGAAGCGTGGAGAACGGCTTTTCAGGGTCAGACGTGAAAGTTATCGGGGCAATCAGAAAAACGCGGCAGACAGGCTCTTACACGCCTTTCCGGCGATGATAGCAGCCAGATAGGCAGATGCCAGCGACTATTTGTCCAATCGCATGGCTGATTGAGACGAAAAACTCTTCGACTATCACTTTCGGAAATGGCTTTCAAATTTTTGTCCCCTTTCCCCCTTGTTTCCTCTTCCCCCCTTTTGTCCCCCTCTTTCCCCTACAACCCCTATTACCCCCTATAATCCCCCTAGCATCTTCCGTGCTCCCCCTTTCCCTCCCCGTGTGTTTAGCGCGTCCGCGGGCGTTATATGTGCGAGCGCGCGCGTTGACGGGGCCGGGTGTGCCACGATAGTTCAAAAGTGAATAAATAACAGTTATGCGAAATTAAAAACTGATTCTTTCCCCCTACAACCCTCTACCTCCAAAGCTACACCGTTATCCAGCAGAGTAGACCGTAGGCGAGAACTGGCGTGAGGTTCGGACTGGTGGATGGTCTGCGACTATTCCAGACATGGAAAATTGATTTCATTTTGTAGTCGGTTGAATATGTACAAATGTTGCATTTACTATTCATAGCAGAATACTATGAATTGATTGCAATACCATAGTGCGTTACTGGGAATTAAATCGAGCAGGAACAGACCGAATCAGATGGTACGAGTTATTATACGAAATAATCCGTGATTATTGGGAGTAACTATATCTGTATACTATAATAAGTACGGCTATTATACGAAATAGGTATAACTAGCGGAGGAATATATTATGCGAAATTGGAACGAGAGACGATTTTTGGAGTGCTCGGATGACTTAGCGACTATCGCACCTCTCTTTCTCTAAAAGTCGAACGACTATTTCACACAAAAATACACGACTATTTGACGATGGTTCGCAAGAAAACGCTACGGCTATCACTCTGCGACTATTAGCGGACTGCTCGTTAATATACGATATATAGGACTTTCAAAAGCTAGTCATCAGACGACTTTACGACTATTCCACGACTATTTTATCGGAGAAACTACGACTATTTGCTACGACTATTCCAGAATCTGTTACGACTATTCCAACCGGAACGCTGCGACTATTGATTGCCCTTATTGGCTATCGGGCGAAAGCCCGAAAAGAGCTGCGGCGAGAGCCGCCAATGGTTCCGCGCCGCCCGCTGCGCCCCAGCTGCTGGACTGCCCCGCCGGGTGGAGGGTGCCGGGCTGACCCGGTGCCAGATCGCAAGCCGCCGGGCGTGGGAAACATCGAGACCCCGCCGGGCTGGCATGGATCCACGACAGAGGCGCACAGCTGCCCCTTATATACATTATTATAATAGGCGGTCTGTGCTGGCCTGTACAGCGCCCGGCGCGGCGTTGGTATCTGGTATGCGCTGGAGACCGTCCGGGCGCGTGTATGCGCTCCAGCGTTGCACAGACGGTATTATAGCTGCTTGTGTCAGTCTGGTATCTGTGGCGGCTGAGCGGTACAAATTGCATGAAAAGCGCCTGTAAAGCCCTGCGTGCTGTTTTATGGCGTGGGCGGTATAAAATTGCATTTACGGAACAAAACGCGCTGTAAACGATTGTATGGGGCTGTATTGCAGCAGGGCAAAATAAAAGCCATGCACCCTCAGCAGATGCAAGGCAAAAGAAAAGCCCGGCCATTGCTGACCGGGCTTTGATAGATTTGTGGTAAGGATTAGTAAGCGTAAATTTTTTCTTTTTTGGGGTTTGCGGCATTCCATGCGGTTACGAGCTGTTCCGAAGTGATGTCATGTCCAGCAATGTGAATGTGTGCATCATCCGTCCCGAAAATGTTTACCGTGACAGCAGCGCCGTGGACGATATTCCCCGGCATGTCCATGCACATAATATGCAGGTATAGAGCAAAAAGTTCTTTGTCGCATTCGGCGGTGATTGCTTTTTGAGCGGTCAGATCGCTGTCCGGGGAGCGCTTAATAGTCAGAGGAACGGATGGAGAAATGGGCTCTTTTGCCCACTGCTCTCCGGTGTCATAGATGTGCTGCCAGTGATCATAAATCTCATCAAATGCTTCCTTGGACTTATACGGAGCACGGCGATAAATGGTATCTACCAACTCAGGGCAGGCAGTCTTGACTGCATCACGGACGGAAAAAATACTGTACATCATAAAAAACCTCACTTTCTGGGGCTTTTGCCCTTTTTCACAGTATATCATATCGCAAGCCCCAAAAACAGGACTTGCAAAAATATTTTTGCCCTTTTGGGCTGGGGCGGGGTTGCTTTACGGTGCAGCCCCGTTAAAGTGTCCAATCGGCGTTACTTAGACGCCTTAAATAAGGCGCTGAAGAACCAGAAGAAAAACAGGATACAAGATATCATGCGTGCACCCCCTTAAATACGCCCTTCGGCGGTTTTGTCGAAAATGTAGTGCGAACCGCTATCACTCCGACGCACAAAAACATCATTTTTCCAGCCGTCGGAAACGATGATTTGCAACATGGTTAGCATACCGTAATAATATGATTTATCTTTTGTTGTTTTTTGGTGTTGTCCGGCTTTATCAAGCGAAGCAAGCGCATAGTTGAATCTTTTTTCGTCAATCATGTTATAACCTCCCTTATACCACGCTAAACCGCTTGTAGCTGGTTTTGCTGCTGCATTCTGCGTATACATCCGGGTGCAGCGTCTTGAGTAGCTTGCTATCGAGCCGGACGGAAGAAACATCTTTGTAAATGGCCTTTGCGGTGCCTTGTACCATCTCCGACGCACCGTGCATCATGTCGATGATTTCAGCCTTTACGGCGTCATTCATCGCTTCCAGTTCTTCCATCAACCGTTTATTTTCGCGGTATGCGTTCACTTTTTCTTCAAACGTGGTCATTTTTTTAGCCCTCCTTAAAATATGTAACATCTTCAACCAAAATTCCGGCATCCCGTAGCAGAAAAGAAAAATGGTCGGAACTGTAGCGCGTCCAATCTTCACCAATAGAAACTGTGATGTTTTGAGCCATGAACGGCGTTTTGAGCTTGTCCAACTGTTCAAAGATAAAAGAAATCGTTTTGCGCGCTTTGGTTATAAATTCGCTGTCATTCGGTTCGTGTTCTTTCGTCCATGTCAGTTCTTGCACCCAAAAAGCAAGGGCATCCAGTTTTTTATACTGTTCGTGAGTAATTACAAGTGCCATTTTTTCGCCCTCCCTCAGCTGTTGAGAAATGCAATCATAACGAGTGCGCCGGATATCATGCCGCCCACATACCAGAGGGCTGCCCATTGGGTAAAGTCCAAAGTAATCATATTGTAAACCCTCCGTTAGTCAAACTCTGGCATTGCCAAAATGATTTTTTTGCAACGCTCAACGCTCAAGCGGTACGGCTTGGAGCGGGTCAGGTTATCCGAAACAATCTGAGTGTATACCATAAGCGGCAATTCAAAAAGCGCGGCACACTTGGGATACAGGCGCACGGCCTGATTTCTAATTTCGGCGTTTAGCTCGTCCGATCTGGTCATTTTATTACACCTCCACATTTTTGCCGTTGGGGTTAATCCAATCGTTCTTGATGTCGTACCGCTTGCAGTATCGATAAAGGTTAATCAGCTGCACAAAGTCGCCAGCGCTTATATATGCTTCGTTGTCCGGTGCATCGAGGGAACAAATAAGGGTCGTTCCGTTGTCCTCCCGCTGCACAAGCTCCAATTTTCTGCCGTTGTTCACCTCAAAAACAAGCTTGTTCATACGTTGCACACCTCCCATTAAAACCAGTACAATAAATTCATATCGGTGCCCGGTTTGGTGATTTCTCGGATGCAAGGATACAAGCCATAGCTGTCGATTTGCAAACCGTATGTTGCAAGCTCTTTGTTGAGCTTTACGCACCGCTTTGCAAGCTGAGCCTGTCGGGTTTTGAGCCACTGAGAATTATAATAGCGGCTGTCGTTGTCAAGCTCCCACGCTCTTGCATCTGCAAGCCCCCAACGTTGCACGCTGTCAAGAAGCTTTCTTGCTTTTTCGTATGCCTCAGTGGGTACGCGGCCAGCGGCTTTATCTGCGGCGGTTGTCAGCGTGTCAAGCGTGGCAAGATCAAACGCGGCGTGGGCTCTGTTGTACCATACACACGCGCGATGGCTGCGGCCTTCATAATCCTCCGGAATGGGGCGAGCGGTATAGTCGATCTCTTTATTGTTCATCATGGCTTTGTCCTCCTGTTTTGTAACGGTATTTGGTAGGTGTTACGCTTTCTTGCGTCTGATTATATTATACGCTTTCTTGCGTAAATGTCAATAGGTATTTACGCTTTTTTGCGTATTGTTTTTAATGCTCTTGCTTGTCCGTTTGGGCGTGCTCTATCGGACACACTCCACGCCCTCCAGCGCAGACCGCTGTTTCGATCTACTTTGCGCGGTCTGCGCTGCTGCCTGTACCGTGTATCCGTTCCGGGTATGCTGGGGCTGGTGTCTCCACCGGTGGGGTATATAGGGAGCGCCGGGGGTGGGGCAGGTCATGCCCGCGATAAAATTTTTCAAAGAAAAAGGCGTTTTTCGGTGTCCCTCTCGCCAACACCCACCCCATCTTCACAAATCAGAACCCATCCGATTGTGCAAGTCTCCAAATTTTCCAAAAAATAAAAAAAGGCCCCTCCCGGAGCCTAGATTGTGTTATAATCAGCTAAAGGCAACACGCCAAAGAAAGGAAGAATCAAAAATGAGGAAGAGAATCATTGCAGCGGCTCTGGCAGCGGCTATGATGCTTGCTATGCCTATTAGCGCAATGGCAACTGCAAAGCCTGATGAATGGTCTGCTCCTATTGAGCTGGAAGAGACCAATGCAACACAGGTGCAACCCATAACAATCAAAGAATCCCATAGCCATCTTGAAACCAAGTACGAATACGGCAAAACGAGATACTATGTGTTCTACGCTGTATTGGTTGAAAATCCCAACACCGATTGGGCGGTCGATTTTGTTTCGCTGAATGTTACGGTATACGGCGAAGATGGCTCCGTCTTAAAGACCGGTTCTGAAACGCTGGACTGGGTTGGCGAGGGCGATTCTTATTGGTATGGCGATTATATCGCTTTTGATTCTGATGGCGTTAAGCCGACAAGAATTGAGTATACGACAAGCGCAGAGGACTGGAACGTTCACGAAGCAAGTCCTTCCAATCAGATTATCCGTGCTGGTGAACTGGCCGTCACGAATGTTTCTAAGCGTGGCTCTGGATATGATTTGCGATTCACTGGACAGGTTACGAACAACAGCCAGTTTACAAGCAATGCAGTCAAGGTCGTTGTCCTTTACAAAATGAAAGACACCGAAGGCAATGAAGTTCCTGTTGGCGGTGAGTATACTTACATCATGGACGGCCTTGCTTCGGGGCAAACAGCATCATTTGAGCTTCATCCGTTGAGTGGATTTACTGGTTATAGCTCTTATGAAGTGGTTGCCATTCAAGATTAACGCATAACACAAAAGCCAGCGGCTAGATGTTCTCTAACCACTGGCTTTTCTATTGGACTATTTCACGGAGAACAAAAATGTTCACCGTATGAGTTTTTCTCAAAAATGAGAAAAACCTCAATTATCCGTTTCTACGGATGCTTGCATAGAGAAGACGGAACGTCTCACGGCCTTTCGGCGTTACTCTGGTCTGCAAACCGCCATGCTTATTCTTCCGATTGAGAAATTCCTTAACGACAAACAGTTCGTCACCCTTGCCAGCTTTCGGCAGGAGATTTCTGTTCTTGTCACGGTAGATGTAACCATCTTCAATAAGTGATTGGATGAACTTGCGTTCAGGAATACGTAGTTCCTTTGCCGTGCCACGGAAACAAACAGCCAAGTTCCATGCAACAAGGTCGTCAAAGTAGTCCGCCTTAGGCTGCATCTCCTCATTCTTCTCACAGAGCTGCTTGTTCTGCATCTGCAACGCTGCACTCTTTTCCTTCTCGGCTTTCATGTTCTGAATCAGCCCGATCACGAAGTCCGGGTTGGCAATAGCTGTCTCCAACAGGTTGTCTGTCATGTACATCCCATGCTTGCGGATGGATGGCAGAACTTCGTGAGTGACCCAGTGCTTGAACCGCTGTGCACTTTCCAGCTTGCTGCTGAAAATCAGACTGTACAGGCCGGATTCGTTGATGATGGTTGTCTTGCTCTTGTAATTAGAACCATCACCCTGAATCAGGGTAGTGGTTTTATCTTGCTCATCAACGTGTGCTGACAGTGCGTTCTCAGGCTTTGCGTAGCCAAGCGCCACCGCAATGTCCTTGCCAACAAACCAAGGGTCATCGTCAATGAGCATGACACGGATTTCTCCAAACTCGGCGTTGTTGAAGATTTTGATGTTCTCAGACAAAGAAAGTTGCATTAAAAAGCTCCTTTTCACTTGTGAGAGAAGCGATTTTCTGCTATAATAACGGCGAGAGAATGCTTCTCTCAGGGTTGATATGATACGTTCGCTTCTGTCGCCAAACTTTAGCGAGCGTATCATTTTTCGTTTTCATCGGTCTCCGGGATGGGATGCACTTCAAAGAACGTGTCACGGATGGCTGCGGCCTGTGCGACCTTGTGTTCGGTGCAATAGGCTTTCAGCCACTGGAACTGCCGTTCGGTCAGCGCAACAGTGAACGTGTGATTGTGGCGTTCGAGATAAGGACTGTACATAAACTCACCTCCCTTCATGTGGGTGCAACCAGTATACGCAATATGTTGTGGCTTGTCAATTACGCAAACGCTTAATGTAGTACTGGTATCTGTACAAAATCTAAAAGTTTGTAGATTTGCACAAAACTCAGCCCTTATTTTTGTTTGCTCCCGCTTCGTACCCTGCCCGGTAGTTCAGTTCGGACAGTTTACCCAGCGCTTCTGCGTACTCCCTGTCCTCGCTGGTCGGCTCTTTGCCGTGGGCGAGGGTTTTCAAAAATTCTTCGGTTTTCGTAGGAAAGTTCATGTTTTTTGCTCCTAACTCTTGCGGAGAGCAGCCCTTTTTGGTATAATAGATTCCGAAAAGGGAGACTGCCCCCTTGGTGGTTGCAGTACCTTCTTTTTGTAACGGATAAGCTATCAGCTAAACTTTGGTAGGTGGGTGCTGATAGCTTATTTTTTTATGCGTTCTGCAATGTTGAAGATTAGATCAATACCCATTCTCACAACATCACTCTTGGTTCCATCCAGAGCGTTAGCGCAAAATGTGATTTTTTCGATATCTTCTTCGCTAAGCCTGAACGAAACCATACGCATAGATTCGTTTTTAGATGGCTCTGCTGCTTTCTGCAACTTCATCACCTCGCTTTGTTGCTGATGATAGTATATACCAGATATTGAACACTTGTCAATATGGAAATTTGAAGAAAATATACTTTACGGATTCGGAACAAATCAAAAATAAAGCGTATACACGTTTCCATGTAAAAAGTTTAACATTCTTATACTACTATACTCTGTATTTACAGAGTATAGTATATTTATATATACACTAGGGCTGAATTGCTCTCTTGACAGCTTACGCTAGAAAGCGTATAATGATACCAAAGGAAGAGAGGGCAAAAAAATGGCAGCTACGAACAACAAGGTAAATTCCAGCGAAATTCTTCGCGGGATTATCAAAGAGCAGCATCGGACATACGAATACCTCAGAAAAAAACTTGATTATAAAAAAATTTCTAGCGTATCTTCTCGTGTTTTGGCCGATGATATGAAGTTATCTACGATGGTTCAGATTTTAGAAGTACTGGGATACAGGCTTGTTGTCGAGCCGGACAACGGGGAGCTAACTAGAACGGGCGCTTATCAGATAAGAGAAGTAAAGGACGGCGGTTCTGAATGAACGTAGCGTATGTTCGTGTATCCACTGTCGAACAGAATGAAGCACGACAGGTAGAAGCGTTGAAGCGGCATGACATTGATCGTTGGTTTATCGAGAAGGTCTCTGGCAAGAATATGGATAGACCAGAGCTGCAGAAGATGCTTAAATCAGTTCAGCCGGGCGATACCGTGTTTATCCACGATTTCAGCCGCCTTGCCCGTAGCACAAAAGACTTGCTTGAAATGGTCGAAACGCTGCAAGCTAACGGCGTGCACCTTGCCAGTGATAAAGAAAACCTAGATACAGGCACTCCCACAGGTAAACTGATGCTGACGATGATTGCAGCCATTAACGAATTTGAACGACAGAATATGCTTGACCGTCAGCAAGAGGGTATCGAAGTGGCAAAGCAGAAAGGAGTTTATAAAGGCCGCAAGCCCACCGAGTATGACCGAAACCTCTTTGACGTTCTTCACGAGCAGGTAGAGAAGCGTATTCTTACGGTCACGGACGCCGCCAAACAGCTTGGTGTGACCCGCCAGACATGGTATCGGATTGCTGAACAGAGAAAGGCTGGATAATATGCAGGGAGAAGAACTGATTGTTAAGAATGGTAGCATCACACTGCGGTCTATGCTTGACTTTGGCGGATTCCTTGAAATTAAGAGATTCTTGGAAGCCTGTCATTCGGAAAGCTGCACCGTGACTTTTGCAAACGAGGAGATTGTCATTTTTCCGAATGAATACGATGCTGCTAAAGATGCTCTCGTTTTTATTTACGGCACATTGGCAGAAAGACACAGTATTATCGAAAAGTATCTCCGCTATAAGCTGATGCTCGGAGATGAACAACCAAAACCTACTTTATATAGTCAGAGAAAGGAATAAAGCATGAAACCCGTAAAATTGTCAGAACAGAGTTTGAACCTCATTGAAACGCTGTGCAATTACACCGACAAGCCCGATATTCTCAATGCCGTCGCAGACGCCTTGTACTACGATGCAGACGAGTTTAAGCGCAGATTGAATCAGCTTGCAAAAGAAGTTAAATAAGAATATGGTAGCAAGATTTATCTGAAGGAGAACATTATTAAATGCCGTGTTGAAGTGCATAGAATCGGTTATATTTATGTTGAAGCAGATAGTTTGCTTAACGCAGAAACTTTCGCACAATATGATGCCCGTGACAAGGACGTAGAATGGGATGATTTTTTTTGTTCCGGTTCATTGTGAAGAAGACAATTCGGCTCCGGATGACAAATATCTTGAAGGTTATTGATTTTTTATTAGGAGCAGCTTATGGACAATAAAGTGGTGAAAGTTCCAGAGTGGTGGAGCGAAGAAGATATTCGTGTTTTGACTCAAATGATGAACGGAGGAAGCCTTTTGGACATTATTCAGTGTGCAGAAGAATGCCGAAAGTCCACATGGGAGAATAGAGAGTTTTGCGTATATAAATTAGTTCGTGCTGCCATCAAAGCAGCGGAAGGAGTTTGAAAATCGAGTCAATAAAGAAAATCTCTAAAACAGCATTATAAAAACCGAATATTTGATTTTTGTGCAGTTGTAGGCACTCTTTACATTTTCAGGTAGGGGGTGCCTATTTTTTATGCAGCCAAAACAGTGTATCGCCATCATTGACAGTATCAAAGCGTATGCAAAGCAGAATCCGACCGAAGCACAGGTCTACGAGGACTGGTTTCAGGCGGTGGTGAACCTGAGAGATGCTTTGCCGCAAGACAAGCGGTTCGATGCATACAAGTACTCTGGTGAGCTGCGTTCCATCTGCGCAGCCATGATGGGCAAGATGAAAACAGGCGAGGACGTGGCGAAGGTCTATGACATTATCGGTCGGACGTATCTGTTTGAAGCAAAGGATGTGTTCGACAGCTATTGCATCTACCTTGAATGGAACCGTGCGCCGGAAAAAAAGTTCTACCAGCCGAGAAGAAAGGTGTTAAAAACCGTTGCGAACGCCCTGCAAGACCTTGCAGATGACAGACTGGACTTGCTGGCAATCTCGATGCCCCCCGGCTGTGGTAAAACGGCTCTAGCTATTTTCTATTTGACATGGCTTGCCGGAAAAACACCTGACGAACCGATGCTCACAGGCTCTCACTCGAACAGCTTTGTGCGCGGCGTTTATGACGAGTGCTTGCGTATATTCGACAAGGACGGAGAGTATCTGTGGAACGATGTTTTCCCGGACGTTGCCGTGTCGAACACCAATGCGAAGGACTGCCGCATTGACTTAGGCAAGAGAAAGCGCTTTGAAACGCTGGAATTTACGTCTATTGGCACTGGCAATGCTGGTTTGTACCGTGCATCTACGCTTCTTTACTGCGATGACCTTGTGTCCGGTATCGAAGTGGCACTTTCCAAACCCCGCCTTGATAAGCTGTGGGAAACGTACACCACCGACCTTAGACAGCGTAAAATCGGCAACAAGTGCAAGGAACTGCATATTGCTACACGCTGGTCTGTACATGACGTTATCGGCAGACTAGAGCAAAACTACGGCGATTCCGACAGGAACAGATTCATTGTTATGCCAGCAATGAACGAAAAAGACGAATCCAACTTCGATTATGACTACGGTGTAGGATATAGCACAGAAACGCTCCGCAAGCAACGCGAAGTCATGGATGAAATGAGCTGGAAAGCGCTGTACATGAACCAACCTGTTGAGCGTGAAGGTCTGCTCTTCCCTGCCGATGAACTGCGGTATTTCAACGGCGTTCTGCCTGATGGTGAGCCTGATCGTAAGCTCATGGTCGAAGATATTGCTTGGGGCGGCGGCGATTTTACATCCGGCCCCATCGCCTATGTTTATAATGGTTCTGTGTTTATTCCCGATGTTGTTTTCAATAATGGCGATAAAACCGTTACCAAGCCTGAAACGGTCGGAAAAATTATTCAACATAAATTGAACACATACAGAGGTGAAGCCAATAATGGTGGCGATGAATACTGCGATAGTATAGACAGTATGCTTCGGCAACAAGGCTATCACTGCTCTGTCCGTAGCCAGCGTGCGCCAAGTAATCAAAGCAAGCTGTCCAGAATCATCCAGTATGCGCCGGACATCAAACGGTTCTATTTCCTTGACGAAAAACACCAGTCGAAAGAGTACAAGGCGTTCATGGAACAGTTAACGATGTTTACGCAGCTTGGCAAAGTTCCGAACGATGATGCACCGGATAGTCTGGCACAGCTTGCCGATGAATTGTATAACGGAATCAGTAAAATTGAGCCTGTCAAGAGGCCTTTTTGAAAAAAGTGTCATATATAGCGGTGCTTGGAAACAAAAATTTGATTTTCAGCTATATTTTGCTTTACAATATAAGCAGGAAGCTTGCTACTTCCGTAAGGTATTCTTCTGATGAGATTTTGTCATTTTGCTCATCGCCCCTTCATTGTGTGAATACCACTCCTTTCTTTCCTGTGGCGACGGTCGCTCTTCGTCACAGGTTTCTATGAGTTGCGTTCTCTACCGGATGAGAATGCTGGTGCCCCCAATGCTTAACAATGCCAGCAATCGGTGGTTCAAACCCACCACGCAGCACAACGATTCTCTTGCTTTGCATGGGATATTCTCTTGATACTACCTCTTCCGTTATTCCCGGCTCTCGATGCAATGTCTTTAGATTTTTCACATTGCAAAGAGCAACGGCTCCAATTAAGCCGGGTTTATCACAGATTGCAGCGGTCAGGCAGTTGCACGTCGAAAGACGTAGGCATTGGTGCAAATCCGAAATCTGTGACCATTTGTGGTTTTCTTTTAGGCGGGAAAACTACGTTGTTAGTCCCGACAACTAACTAGCGTAACCGGAAGCGCGAACAGTTTCCCGGTAGCTTCCGACAGGTCTGTGCTCAACAGCCTGTTTCCAGAAATTCAACGAAAGGAGCGCTCATGCTAGTTAGAATCTGTTGCCCTTGTATCAGGCAAAACCCAATCTATAAGAACGTCCGCTGCAACCGCTATCTTGGCGAAGTAGACGGACGATACCACTTCAAGTGCGACAGATGCAAGGGTGTTATCGAAGGAGACACAAGGGAAGGATGGGTGAAAATCATCCATCCGCCAGAAAAGTAAATAGCTTTTGAAGCGCAGTTTTGGCGCAGTGAGATAGACCTTAACAGGTTTGTCTTGCTGCGCTTTTTATTTTGCTAGAAAGGAGGAAAACATGGCTGAGTATCAAACGGTTGTTGGCGGATTTTTGAATGAGCCGCTAACCGGACGCAGACCGATTGAAACGCCGGAGACCGAAATCAATCGGGCAAACGTGCTGAAAGTTGTCATGGGCAAGGCAGAGCCCATTCATCTGCTGAACAAGAACGAGATTCGCTTTCTGCACAACTACTACTTGGGTAGCCAACCTGTCCTCAACCGTACGAAGGAGTACCACGCTGAAATTACCAACCGCATTGTAGAGAACCATGCCAACGAGTGCGTGGGCTTCTACACAGGCTACATGAGCGGCACTCCTTGCTCTTATGTGCGGTCTGAAACGGCAACGGGTGACGGTGAGGAAATCGCTCGCCTATCAAATGCCTTGCAGTATGAGGGCAAGGACGCGCTTGATCGGCGGCTCTGGCAGTGGATGTTGGAGTGCGGACATGGATACCGCATTGTCCTTCCTGACAAGGGGTACAACGGCAACTACCCGGACGAAACGCCCCTTTTGGTGGATGTTCCAGACCCGGACATGGCGTATGTGATTTACAACTCCGGCATCGGCCACAAGCCCATCGCCAACGTGCTGCACATCCCACGCAATTATCAGAATGACCTGAATGACCTGATTTGCGTGTATACGCCAAACCAGTACTTTGAAATCGACAACGGCAAAGTCACAAAGTCTGAGAACCATTCTCTCGGAATGTTGCCGATGGTCGAATACAAGCTGAACCCGGAGCGGATGGGTTTGTTTGAACCGGCGATCCCTGTGCTGGATGCCATCAACCTGTTGGAGAGCAATCGTCTCGATGGCGTAGAGCAGTTCATCCAATCCATCATGGTCTTTATTAACTGTCTTGTTGATAAAGAAGCGTTGGAAGCTGTCAAGGCTATGGGCGCAATGTCCATCAAATCTACTTCCGGTCTTGCTGCTGATGTAAAACAGCTTGCAAACGAGCTGAATCAGCAACAAACGCAGATTTTGATTGATTCCATGCTGAACGTGTACCGCAGTCTGACTGCCATGCCTAGCGCTACTGGCAGTGAGAACGCAACGTCCGACAACGTGGGCGCAGTCATCGTCCGCAACGGCTGGAATCACACCGAAGCGAGGGCGCAGCAGTACGAGAATATGTTCAAGTATGCTGAGCGCCAAAGCTTGTCTGTAATGCTGAAAATCCTGCGTGATACGGCTGGTTCTAAGCTGATGGCAAGTGACATCAATATCAAGCTGCCACGCCGTCAGTACGATAACCAGCAGAGCAAGGTTCAGATTTTTGCACAGATGATTCAGCAGCCGATTGACCCGCAGTTGGCGTTCACTACGCCCGGTCTGTTCCCTGACCCGCAGGCTGCTTATGAAATGAGCAAGCCCTTCCTGATTGCCGCTGGCAAGTTGGGCGAGGATGGGAAAGCACCGAAGCCGCAGGAACAGCCTAAACAGGATGCTACCGACACAAATGTCGAGAACATGGCTGATAAACAACTAAATAATGCGGACGGAGAAAAAGATAATGCGTGATTTTTGGAAACAATTGTTTTGCAAACATGACTATACGCTTTCTCGCTGGCATTGGACGCACGGTATCAATGGAAATGAACCGCGTGAAATGGAGTGCGAGTATATCTGCACGAAATGTGGGAAATTTAAATGGACACACCCTGACCGAAATTCGGCGCGAGAAAAATCTATTTTGGATAGTGGCATTGAGCCGTACAAAAGAATTTACCCAAAGGAATAAAGAATCACCCCGAATTTTCGGGCTGATATATTCCGGCAGGGAAGCCGGGATACAAATTTCGCAGCGTTGCAGGGAAGCAACGGTAAAAAAACGCAGGAGGAAATTAACGATATGAAACTCAATGTGTTGCTTGGTGATGCCTACAAAGAGGGCATGACCGCCGATGAAATCATTTCTGCGCTTGAAAAGGTTGCAGACCCTAGCTCAGAGATTGAGAAGCTACGCAACGCCGTGACGAAAGCAAACGGCGAAGCTGCTGAGTACAAGAAGCAGCTCAAGGCAAAGCGTACCGATGACGAGAATGCCGCACAGGAACAGGCTGACAAGCTGACTGAGATGCAGAAGCAGATTGAAGCCCTGACTGCTGATAAGGAGAACCTCGTCAAGGAAAAGACCCTTGCATCTTACCGTGAGAAGTTCGTTGCACAGGGTTATGACGCTGAACTTGCCAACAAGGCTGCGTCTGCACTGGCTGACGGTGACATGGAAAAGGTATTTAAGTTCCAGTCGGAGTTTATGACCGCCCACGACACCGCATACAAGGCTTCTCTGCTGAAGGATATGCCCACACCTCCGGGTGCGGATGGCAAAGGCAGTTCTGACAGTGAGGGCGTGACGTTTGCTAAGAGCCTTGCACAGCAGAACGCAAATACTTCCAAGGCATCGAGTGACGCAATGAGTGCTTTCCATTAACAAGGAGGAAAACATGAAGTTTACCCGAAACACGGTCAACGGAATCAACGATACCATCCTTGCTTCCAATGACTACACCGCCATTCCCTTTACCGTGACCGAAACTGCTGCGGTTAAGGCTGGCTATCCCATGACGCTGGCTGGCAAGAAAGCTGTTGCTGCTGGCGAGACTGGTTCTAAGACCATCAACGCTGACGGCATTCTGCTGTATGACGTTGACCCGGCAGAGAACCCCAATGCTTCCCTGCTGATTCGTGGCGTTATCGACACCAAGAAGGCAGCAGCAAGTTCCAGCTTCACCTTTGACGCTGACGCAATCAAGGCACTCAAGACCGCCGTCCCCGGCATCTTCTGCCGTGACAATATCAGCGTGAACGCTTAATAGGAGGTAAAACAACATGGCACTGAATCTTAAGGAAGTCTTTGCCCCGGCTGCGATTGCCGCCTATTGGACGAACGACCCCACCAATGCGATGCCGTTCGCATCTGACGCACTGTTCCCCGCTCAGAAAAAGGCTGGTCTTGACCTGAAGTGGATTCGCGGCCACAAGGGTGTTGGCGTTTCTCTGATGCCCAGCGCATTTGACGCAAAAGCTACGTTCCGCACTCGTGAGGGCTTCAAGTTCGATGAAACCGAAATGCCGTTCTTCCGTGAGGGCTACCATCTGGGCGAGAAAGACCGTCAGGAAATCCTGCGTGTTCTGGATAGCAACGACCCCTATGCCCGTGACGTTGTGAAGCGCATTTATGACGACGTAAGCGATCTCGTCACTGGCGCACGCATCGTACCTGAACGTATGATTTGGCAGTTGCTGGCTCCCGCAAATGGCACTCCCGGCATCACCATCAAGGCAAACGGTGTGAACTACACTTACAATTATGACCCTGATGGAACGTGGAAAAAGAGCAATTACAAGGCACTGACAGCTTCCGCAAAGTGGGACACTCCTGCTTCTGCTACGCCTATTTCTGACCTGATTGCTGCGGCCGATGCTGTCAATGATGCAACTGGTGAAGAAGTCACTCGTGTCTTTATGAACAAGGTCACGCTCGCGAAGATGATTGCCGCCGATGAGGTAAAGAACCGATTCCTTACCATAAACAATCGAACCACTTCCGTTCTCACCGCGAATGAAGCAAAGGAAGTTATTCGTCAGGCAACCGGCCTTGAGATTTTCACCTACAACAAGAAGTATCGTCCTGAAGGTGGCGGTGACACCGCAAAGTATCTTCCTGACGGTTATGTTGTTCTGGCTCCTGATGGCAAACTCGGTACGACTTGGTACGGCACTACTCCTGAGGAAGCTGATCTGATGTCCGGTCAGTCTGGTGCATCTGTGTCCATTGTGAACACCGGCGTTGCCATTACCACCGAGTTGACTGTGCATCCTGTCAACACCAACATCTATGCTTCCGAAATCGTCCTGCCGTCGTTTGAGCGCATGGACGCTGTGTACTGCATCAAGGCTTACTAAGGCGAAAGGAGGAAAGCAGCATGGGAGACCAGTATTCCGAAGCGGCAGTCAAACTGGGGCAGTACATCGCCCCTGCACTTGACCGTGAAATCACGGACGAGGACTACCCACTCTTCGACCTGCTGCTTGATTTCGCCAAAGACAAGATATTTGCGCAAGGCTACCCTTTCGGCAACAGACCGGACGAGTTGCCCTTGCAGTATCAGTCGTTGCAGATACGCATCGCAGCGGAACTGTATAACCACATCGGCGCAAACGGACAGACGAGCTATACCAACAATGGCATTACTCGTGTGTGGGAAAGCTCCGACGTGGCGCAGTCCCTGCTAAATGAAGTGGTTCCGAGAGTAGGTGTTATCGGCTGATGTTCAATGGAAGCCCGCTGGATAAACGCCCGCTGTGGTATTCAAACCCGGTCGGCGAGAAAACGCCTGTTGTTGACGAGTGGGGAAACGAGACTGGTGAATCCGCATACGAATCGTGGAGCGAACCCGCAAAGCTGATGCTGAATGTCAGCCCACCTACTGGTTCTGCGGAAGCAAACCCTTTTGGAGCGTTCACGGATTACAGCTACGTTGTCAGTTCGTCCAGCAAAAAGCGCAACACACCGCTTCATGAAGGCACGCACGTCTGGTTTCAGACGGACGTTTCAAAACCTTTCAATTACATTGTGGTCAAGGTCGCAGAGCATATCACGGACACACTGTATGCGCTGAAAGAAGTCGTTTCCGGAAGTGGTGCTTTATCTAATGCTGTTTCTTATAGCGGCGAGCTTTACGCAGGAGAGATAAAAAAACGTGAAGATAAAGGTGAAACTAAGTGATGCTGGGCTTCGTGATGCGGAACGTCAGATACGGGAGCACAAGACCACCCTGAATCAAAAAGCGCAGGAGTTTGCAAAGGCACTGGCTGACAAAGGGCTTGACGTGGCAAAAGTTCGCTTTGCTAATGCTCAATATGCTGGCAGTAACGATGTTTTTTGCCGTGTTGAGCAGAACGGAAACGCTTGTACCATCGTTGCAGAAGGCAAGGCGGTTGCTCACATCGAATTTGGCACCGGCGTTTCTCATTCCGCTTATGGCGGCGAACTCCCTGATGGTGTTGGCGAACACGGAACATACGGCAAGGGGAACGGACAGCACAAGCGTTGGTACTACTACGGCGAATCTGGCAACGCTGGAACGCCTGTTAAGCAGGTCGATGGCAAAGGTCAGTTGAACTACACCAGCGGTAACGAACCAGCTATGGCTATGTGGGGGGCTGTTGAAGAAATGGCTTCTCAAGTCGAAGCAACGTGGAGGGAGGTTTGGAATAGTTGATTGATTATTTCAACTCTATCTTTACGGCTGTTGCGACCGAACTTCGGAAACAGGTTCCCGGCATTTTTGTTACTGGTGAAATCAACGACAGCAACGTCAAAAAGTTTCCGTGTGTACAGATAGAGGAAAACAGCAACCTCCCGGTTCACCGGGATTCTGCCAGCCGAAGCAAGTACGCTGCTGTTTCCCTGCGTGTGCGTGTCTATTCCAACAAAACCAGCGGACGCATTTCAGAAGCACGCTCCATTGTGGGCATCGTAGATTCTGTATTGGAACCGCTCAATTTTTATCGAAAATCGTTTGCCCCGTTGAATGGGCTGTACAACAATTCCGTCTATCGGATTGATTGCAGTTACGGGGCAACAATCGGAGAGGACGGAATGATTTACCGAAACTAAGGAGGTAAACATTCTATGAGTACTGCTATCTCCGGTCTGAATACCACCCTGTATTGTGGCGACAGCGCAACCGCTCTGACGAAGCTGTGCGACATCAAGGATGTTCCCGACCTGATCTCTGAGCCGAACCTTCTGGATGCAACCACTCTATCTGACCCCATGCAGGTCAACATCTTCGGTATTATCCAGAGCGACACAAAGTCCTTTACCGCCAACTACAACAAGGATGACTACAAGAAAGTCAAGGAAGCTGGCTATGACGAGACTTCCGAAAGCAATGCCGTCAAGTACTACGCACTGAAAATGCAGGACGGATCCGGCTTTTCTTGGCAGGGTATGCATCAGGTTGGCCTGTCTGGCTTTGGTGTTGACGAGGTCGTGGAAATGACCATCAACTGTATCTTTACCAAGAAGCCTGAGTTCAGCGAAACTCTGACTATCACTGGCGGTTAAACCAAAAAAAAAAAAACAAATCAATCAAACCGGGCAGAACTGAACAACGGATTTGGTTCTGCCCCTATTTATAAAGGAGAGCATTTATTATGGCTGCTAAGGTTATCAACTTTCATTCCCCCGATGGTAAGAACACTTACGAGCTGACTTTCACCCGTGACAGCGTGGAAGCTACCGAACGTGCGGGTTTTCAGATTGGCCAGTACACCCAGATGACCAATCTGCTGTCCAACTCCCGCGCCCTGTTCTACGGTGCTTTCATTGCACGGAACAAGGGCATCAAGCGCAAGATCGTGGACGAGATGTTCCAGCACATCGAGGAGAAGGAAGACCTGATGGGCGTTCTGCTTGAAATGTTCATGGACGCTTCCAAGTCTCTGCTGGCAACTGACACTGAGGACAAGACCGCAAAAAACGCAACGTGGGAGATTGTGTAACTGCACAATCTCAAGAAACAGACGGAGAGGGAGAGCCGTTCTCCTTCTCCAAGCTGTTCCACGATGTAGAAGCCTATTACATTTCCATTGGTATGACCTACGACCAGTTCTGGTACGGCGATGTCTGGCTGGCGAAGGTCTACCGTGACGCAGAAGAGCTTCGGGAACGCAGAGCCAATGCTGAAGCGTGGAGAAACGGCTTTTACATGGCATCTGCGCTTTCCTCTACGGTTGGCAATATGTTCCGAAAGAAAGGGTCTAAGCCCATCAAGTACATGGACAGACCGATTCCCCTTACTCAAAAGGAGAAAGACGAGTATGAATACCAACGCGCAGTTGAGGCGCAGGAGCGAATCAAGAGAATGATGTTCTCTATGATGGAAAGTGATGGTGGTAGCGATGGCTGATGTTGATATTACGAGCTTATCCGTAGAAATTTCTGCGGAATCGCAGGGCGCAGAGCTTAATATCGACAAGCTCGCTACCGCCATTTCTAATTTGCGGACAAAGGGCAATGTCACGAAGGTTGTAAACAGCCTTGACAGGCTGGCCGGTTCCATTGCAACGCTGAAACAGGCATCCGCTGGAATGTCCGGGCTGGACAAAATCACCAGCTTTCTAAATGGACTTTCCAACGTCAACCCGACCGCAAGCGCAAAGAGCATCAACACGGTCGTGAGCGCCATCAAGAAGATTCCTGCGGCTGTGTCTGGCTTGAACGGCGTGGACTTTTACTCCATGTCTGGAAGCATTACTCAGCTCACTAACGCTTTGGCTCCATTGTCCATTCTGGACGCATCGAACCTTAAAGCTCTTGGCAGTGCTTTCAATGCGATTGGAAAGGTTCCTGACCTGACTGACAAGCTGAAAACGACAGACCTTGATTCTTTTGCAAGCTCTTGCCAGAAGATTTCTGCTGCCCTTACTCCCCTTGCATCTCAGCTTGACAAGGTGGGCAATGCTTTTGCAAAGCTTCCTCCGCAGTTGAGCAAGGTGGTCACACAGGCCAACCGTGTGACCGCTGCCAACGAAAAGCAGCGCAAGAGCTATCTCAGCCTGTCCAATCAGATGAACGGCTTTATGCGGAACATGGCAAAGCTGGTTTCGTTGAAAGCTATCGCTGAATATCTTGGCAACGCTGTTGCGAAGTTTAACGACTTCTATGAAGCAACAGACCTATTTCATAATGCTATGGGCAATTTGAGCGGTGAAGCCGATACGCTCATTAGCAAGATGCAGGGATTGCTTGGCGTTGACCCGACCAAAGCGATGACCTATATGGCTACTATCCAGAGCTTAGGTACTTCGTTTGGTCTGGCCAGCGACAAAGCATACATTCTGTCTAAGAACCTGACTCAGCTTGCCTATGACGAAGGCTCCTATTGGAACAAGGACGTTGCAGAGACCTTTACCGCAATGTCCTCCGCAATCTCTGGCGAGATTGAGCCTATTCGCCGTTTGGGCATTGACCTGACTCAGGCACGGTTGCAGCAGGAGCTTCTTGCTTTGGGTTTTAACAAGCAGGTTTCCAGTCTGTCTCAAGCAGATAAGGCAGTTCTGCGTTACATTGCCATTATGAAGCAGACTGCAAACATTCAAGGCAACCTTGCGCAGACCATCCAGAGCCCTGCAAACCAGATTAAGATTCTGAAAGCGCAGTTGGATATGCTGGCGAAGTCTGTTGGCTCTCTGCTCTACCCTGCCATGAAATCCATTCTTCCCCCGCTGATTGCCGCTGTGCAGCTCATTCGAGAGTTTGTTGAATGGGTGGCAAAGCTGATGGGTGTGAAGGTCGTGTTCACTGATTTCACTAAGAGCGCTGACAGCGTTGGTGGCATCGGTGACGCAATGGATGACACAGCAGATTCGACAAAAAAAGCTGCCAAAGCCCTCAAGGACTACACGATGGGTTTTGATGAACTAAACATCATTGACCCCACACAGGGAAGTTCCGACTCTGGTAGCGGCGCATCCGCTGGCAATATCTTGGGCGATGTAGACTTGTCCGGCTACGATATGTTCAAGAACTATGTTGGAAACACTGTGGATGAAATCAAAGAGAAGGTAAAAAAACTTCTTCCGATTATTGCAGGTGTTTCAGCTGGATTTGCCGCGTGGAAAATTGCAGATTTTCTTTTTAGCCAATTAAACAACGTTCATGGTCTGGCTTACAAATTGGGTCAGATTGTTGGAGAACTGCGAAAAAAGTTAGGCCTTGTCAATCCCGAACTTGCAGTTATTGCTGGCACTGTTGCTTTGATTGTATGGCGTTTTGCAGACTTGTATCAGAACAGCGAAAAATTCAGAATCGGTCTGCAAAGAATCAAAGACCTTATTGAGCTTGCTGCACTTGGCTTTTCTCAGGGGTGGAACATTTCTCTTACTGAAGGAAAACTCGGGCAATCCATTGAGCATTTAAAAGAATCCATTAAAACACTCGCACAGCAGATTCTTGACCTTTTACCTGATGAATGGAAAGAAAGTGCTTCTAACGCTTTTGAAACAATTCGACAAGTCGTGAAAAAGTTGGACTTGGATTTAGGAGATTTGGCTCTAACCTTAATTGGAATTGGATTGATTATCAGCGGTCATCCTGTAGCTGGTCTCGCCGTTATCGGATTTGAAGCCGTTTCTGTTGCGATTCGCGGATTAGGTAGCGAAAGCGAAAAAGAGTCTTTTGGCTTAAAATCCGATTGGCATAGCGCTTTTCAACAGCTTGGAATTGATGCTGGAAACATGGCATCCTTCTTTGTTGATGGATTTGCTCAAATTGTGGATAGCATTTCTGATTTTATTCGTTGGATTAAAGACGGAATCAGCGAATCTGAGCGTTTGGATGTCACGATGAACAAAACTTTGTTCCCGAATGCTCTTCTTGGATTGGCTGACCTGATTGCAGATATTGAGACATTTGTTCGTTGGGTTAGCAAAGGCCCAACTGAGGCTGAGCGCCTTGACGTTTCAATGAATCAAGGCTTCATTGCTAATGCCCTTCTTGGCTTAGCAGATTTGATTTCCGACATCGGAAGCGTGATCGATTGGTTTGTTCATTTGGATGACCATATCAAATCGGCCGGAGAATCTTTTACGAGGTTCTTGGATGGAGTGGAAAATTGGGCAGCAGAAGCGGGAAAAGCTGCTGCAAACATGGTAAACGCAGTTGCAGACGCAATCGCTTCTCTGCCATCAAAAATGTATGAAGCTGGGAAAAACGTTTGGCAAGGTCTTGTAAAAGGCATTCAGAGCGGAATCAGCAACGCAACTGGAGCGGCTGCAAATCTTGCCAAAGCCGTCATCGATAAGTTCACCACTGAGACTGATATCCACTCCCCTTCCAAGCTATTTGAACAATTTGGTATCTACATCGACCAAGGCCTTGCAAACGGTATCACTGCTGCTGTCCCCTACATCGCCACTGCTATGCAGGACGTTGTAGACGCTGTGCAGGAGAAAGGCAACGAGCTGATTGCCGCCGGTTCTACTCAGGCTACCAACTACGTTACCGGGTTCTTGAACGGTCTGGATACCCAGTGGCAGCAGATTGATTCCAGCTTGCAGAACGATTTTTTGGGCAGTATGAAGACGCTCGGTACTGCCATCGAGAAGGGCGATTTGCAGTCTCTTGGTAAGTGGGCGGCTTCCTATTTCTATCATGCGATGGATGATGAACAGCGTACACAAATCAAATCTATTGCAGAAAACAGCCTTACTTGGCTGACAAGCAACCTGAGTGGCGTTTGGAACAACATTGCCGGTATGGCTTCTAGTTTTATCGGTCAACTGGTTCCTTCGACCGTTGCGGCTACGACGGCGCAGACCGGATTAAATATTGCAATGGACGCAAACCCGATTCTGTTTGTTGTTTCGTTGATTGCAATGCTGGCTGGCGCTTTGCTCAATCTAGCCGGAACGAATAGCGACGTTGCGGGCGGCATTTCTTCCGTGTGGGGCGGTTTGAAGGATTTCATGTCCTACATTTTCGAAGGAATCGTGCGTCTGCTCGGCACATTTGTGCAGGGCTTCATCAACGGCGTAAATATTATGATTGGCGCATACAACCTTGTTGCACAGCTCTGGGGCGGTCAGATTGATTATATCAAGAACCCGCTGTTCGAGTATGCGGACAAGATTGCCGCCGCTCGTGAAAACAGTTCTTCCGTTGATTCTCTCGCTTCTGGAAACTTGGATTATTCCAGCGTTCCGGGAACCAGCGAATACGAACAGGCGTCTGGCTCCGGTTCGTATTCTTCTAGCAGTTATACTCGGTCGGCAGAGCTTACCCCGTCTGAACTGCGTGACGCGGTAAAGGAAGGCTTCGTTTCCGCCTTGCAGGAATCCGGTTTCGGAGACACGGACAACGGGAACTTTACTGTTCGGGTTTATCTCGACGGAAAGGAAATCACTTCTGCGGTCGAAAAACGTCAGAGCGATCGCGGAATGTCCCTGATGGGAACGGAAGCATACAGCTACTAAGGAGGCGACAGTTCTATGGCAAATATTCCAGCACTGGTCACAGTGAACGGTACGGCATTGCCTGAACCGTCCTCTTATGAAGCTACCACAAGCACGATTGTGGATTCTGGACGAAATACTCAAGGAAAAGTGGTCGGGGCCGTCGTGCGACACGATGTTGCAAAAGTATCGCTGTCGTGGAACTACCTGACCGCAGCCCAGTGGGCAACCGTCCTTAGTTTGTTCACAAGAAACTTTTATTGCTCGGTTCGATTCTTGAATCAAGCAACAAACACTTATGAAACCCGGCAGATGTATGTGTCCGACCGCACATCCGGTATGTGGAGGCGAAGCCCAAACAGCGGAAACGTAATGGGCTGGGCTGGATGCAAACTGGCGCTTGTGGAGGTCTAAGATGGAACACCCTTCTCAAAAATGGCTGAACAAGTTCAGCGAAACACTTGTTCCTGAGACGTTTATCAAGATTTTTTATGACAGTACAGAGCCGGGCGTCCAAAAAGACGCTTCTGCAAGCGCCGACAGTCAAACGTTGTTCAGCAATGTTTCCGGCATTACATCCGAAAACGATAAACGTTCGATTGCAAAGTACGCAACCGGAGAGCCAAATCTTCATTTGCTTGACGGAACATTTTTGCTTCCGCCAGCGTCCGGTTCTTCTGCCAATGATGCCGGATACATCAGCCGTGATATTGTTTCTGAATCGAACCATCCAAAGCTGACGTTTACTTTTAGCAGACTTCACACGAGACCTATCCCCGGCATTACGATTTTGTGGTCTGAGACGTTGAACGAATACGCCAAAAGCTTTAAGCTCACGGCATATTCTGGAGACACGCAAGTAAGCACGATTACTGTCAACAATAATAACAGTTTTAGAGCCGAAGTCGATTGGGAAATCTCCGGCTACGATAAAATCACTCTTGAGGTTTTGTCTTGGTGTTTGCCTGACCGTAGGGCAAGAATTGAATGGTTCATGGTCGGTTTCAGACTGGCTTATACAAAAAACAACTTGATCTCTTACACTCATGAGTCAAATCGTGACCCAATATCCGGTCAGCTTTCCAAAGATAGCATTTCTTTTTCTCTTGATAATAGCCAACAAACATGGAACCCTCTGAACCCACAAGGTATGTATCGATACCTTTATGAGCGCCAGCTTGTTACAGTCAGCTACGGAATGGATATTGATGGAACGACCGAGTGGATTAACGGTGGCAAATTCTTTATGTCTGAATGGAGTGTTCCGGCAAACGGCATTGAAGCTTCCTTTGTTGCTCGCGATGCTCTCGGATTCCTGATGGACTCTGCATATATTGGCAGAAAAAGCGGAACATTGTACGATATTTGCATCGATGCGCTTTCTCGGCTCCCTGAAAACACTGCGTCTTATTCTATTTCTGATGAGCTGAAGGATTACACCGTAGATATCAGCAAAGAGAATAACTCCTCCTACAAGAACTCGGATATTTTGCAGACGGCTGCAAATGCAGCGGGTATGGTCTTGTACCAAACTCGCGAGGGTGAAATTCGAATCGAACGGCCTACGTTTTTTGCTGGTTCTTCTTCTGAGGTCTATGAAATCGACCCGATGAACAATTATAAATGGCCCGAAATCACTTTTTCGCCTCGATTGAAAGACGTCTCTTGCAGTGTTAACAATACAACGCGCCTTTATCCGAGCAATTCTAACGTTGACGGTGTTACGCAGTCTGTCAGCAATCCTTTGCTGAATGATTCCATTTTGGAAAAGGGCAAGAATTCCATGACGGAAGCCTACTCCATCCTCTCCACGCGAAAGAAAGCGAGTTTGGAATATCGCGCCAGTCCTCATATTGACGCGCTTGACCATGTAAAGCTCAACCACAGCTTTGGCTATGCGTCGGAAATGTTTGTCACGAATGCAAAGTACACTTTCAATGGCTGTTTTAAGGGAACGCTGGAAGGCTATATGCTTTCCGACATCGCTTCGGTATCTCTTGACCAAAGCTTGTTTTCTCTTCAATATGCCGATTCTCGTATTTTAACCGCGCGGCTGACTCCTGCATCTATGGATTCCTCTGCAATCGGTTGGAGCGCGTCCCCTGCTAACATTGTGCACTTGGACGTTTTGACCAACATTGACGGCGTTTCCACTTGCCGCGTTTCGTATTCTCATAAAGGAACTGCTACTGTGACCGCAAGCGCTGGCAATTCTTCTGCATCTTGTCAGGTGACCGCAGAAGCACCTTATATTACGCTTAGCCAGAGTTCGGCAAACCTTTCTTGGAGTCAGTACAACGACGTTACCGCAACCTTCCACCCGACTGTTTCAAGTGCTCCGAGCATCAATTGGAGCACGAGCAGCGGCGCTGTTCGTCTGCAAGTTCTCAGCAACAGCGGTGGTGTTTCTACTTGTCGCATTTGGTGGAATTCCAAGGGCAGCGCAACGGTTACTGCAAGTGCATTTGGAGAATCTGCAAGCCTGAACATTTCCACCCAATCTTCTGCACTTTCCAATCTGCCTGATGGTACGATTGTTAAAATCGTGGAGAATGGCGCAGCGGTCGATTTCATCCTTGCGCAGCATAATTATCTTTCCGATCATAACGGTGCTGGCCGAACCTTGTTCGTCCGCAGATATGGGTTCAGAAAGCTGCGTTTCAACAAGGTTGATGCAAACCCAAATCAGAAATATTGGCTGTATGATACCACTTATCAAGAAAATCGCTGGTTCTATTATTGGGGGCGTTACAACGATTTCTGGAACAACTACCATTACGGAGAGGGATATAATGAGGATAGTTATTTCGTCGTTCCTTCTTATAATGACGGCCCTGCTGAAATCACGAACTGGTTAAATGGGGATTACAAAAACCTGTTCAGCGCTTCTGTGAAAAATCAAATGGGCCAAACCGTTTTACAAAAGAAATCGGGATTTACTTCGCAAGTTTCTGCAAGCGTTTTCCTGCTGACCGCAAAAGAACTTGGAATCGGCACCAAAGGTTATTACGCTTACCCTGACAATAGCAACGGTGCTCTCCCGACTGCTAAGCAGATTCTCAATAGCGAAACGTCCTATTGTTGGACTAGAAGCCGCTTGACTGATGGGTCTGTGGACGGTTTGAGCGGAGACGATGCTACGCGAGCAGAAAACGGCGTTGTATGTTGTTCTTATCGAGGTTCCAGTGCAAGCGTTTGGGCGAACAACGGAAATGTATTTGCTCGTCCTGCGTTTACCCTTCCTGCAAATCTGGAAGTGGATGCAAACGGAAATCTAATGATTTGAGGTGAAGATATGTCAATATGGATTACCGATAGAACGAATGAAGACATCCGTCGCGTTACTGAGCTGACCGAGAAAGGCCGATTGAATACATGGACTGAAGAAGAGCGAACAGAATGGCTGGCTGGCATGAAAGGCGCTCTAAGCTACATGGACTATAACCGCATTGAAAGTGGAATCCAAGAGATCGCGTCCATCTTGAACGCATCTGTTTCGGTAAAAACCGATTGGGATGTAAATGGATACCTGACTGTTTCGGATGCTTCCCGTTGGCTTTCCAATATCAAAGCAATTCGTTCTTTGTGCAGCGGCAAGAATGATACCCCCGAAACCCCCGCTTCCCTCAATTACCTGCACTATACTATTATCAATCAGGTCGAAGAAATTCTACTTGATATCGAAACGATAGCCAATAACCATTTAATCTACTGCTCAGAGCCGGTCTGTGGAGGTGAACCTTACTATGCACTTTGTTGACCGAGAAGCAAAGTACCCAAACCGATGGACAATGACTAAGACAGACGGCTTGTCCGAAGTTGTCACCCTTGTCCGTAATGACGAGCCAATCGTTGAAGGCACTCCTATGAATGCCGAAACGCTGAATACTCTTTCAGACGTTGCAGGTGCGGACATTGCAAGAATTGCCGCTGAAAAAGCAGAGCTGAATGCAAAACTGTCCGAAGTAAATGCCAAAACGTCCGCGCAAGAGTCGCAGAAGCAAGCCGAAAACTCCGCTGAAAGCGCCCGCCTTGCAGAACAAAGCGCTAATAAAGGCGGTTGGATGAACTTTGAACAGAAGAACGGCGTTCTTTATATAGTTAAAAGCGATAGCTTGACTGAAATAAATATGCAAGACAATGGCTCAGGAATTTTGGAGGTGACGTTTGAATGAGCAAAACAATTGAAATCGGCCCTTATAGCGCCTATGCCATTGCTGTAAAGTATGGATATGTTGGCACAGAAGAGGACTGGATTAAAGCGGTCGAAGCAGCTCGAAAAAGCGCGGAGACAAGCGCAGCCAATGCAAAGCGGGAAGCGGACGGGGCTTCTACTTCTGCCGCTACTGCCACTGAACAAGCCGGGATTGCCACCACAAAAGCTGGCGAATCCGCTGCATCCGCTGAGGCATCTGCATCCAGTGCATCTGCCGCTGCAACCAGTGAAGCCAATGCAAAAAAATACTCAGAAGAGGCCGGGGCCAAGGCAAATACCGACAAGACCCTGAGCATTGAGAACGCACCGGCTGACGCAAAGGCCACCGGTGACGCGCTGGCGGGGAAACTTGGTCTGCACGACGCCGCAGACAACGGCGTTGTCGCCTCCGGCGATGGATACGCCCGCTTTGGGTGTGGCACGCAGATTTGCTGGGGTACGGCTATCGTAAAAGGACAAATCTCAGAGACAAATGTAAAAGTTTCGTATCCACTCGCATTTGCCGATACCCCATCTATTGTAGCTGGAAGCAATTGGAACATAGGAAACACCCCCGTATGCATCGGTTGGGAAAATTCCACATCTTTTTCGATAGGGTTAGGGCAACCCGGCACTGGCATTAGTAGATGGCTCGCCATCGGCCGCTGGAAGTAAGGAGGAAGACACATGGACACGATCGCTTTAGGTTACACCATAGCCAAGCCCGTAGAAACGCAGGAGCAGTGCACCGCTTACGCCGCGATGGCCGAGGCGGTGAACGCCCACAACGCCGCCTGTGCGGTGGGCGACACGCTGTGGGGCATTGAGGATAAGACCGACTGCTACGAGGTGGCAGAGGGCGGCACGGTGCCGGAGCCGGAACCGGCAAGCACCCTGCCCACCACAGAGGAGCGGCTGGCAGCATTGGAAGCCGGCCAAGCAGATGCGGATGCGCTGAACGTTGACCAAGCCTACCGCCTGACCCTACTGGAGCTGGGGCTTACGCCGGAAGCATGAAAAAAGCAGACGACCCGAAGGTCATCTGCTGAGAAGTTGATTTTCAGTCAAACAGATCCGTGTGAGTGCCGGTGCGGAACAAAAACAGGATCAGATCTTCGCCATCCACACGGTTGACCAGCAGCCAATCGGGTCGGATGTG